TGATATGTACCCAGTTTTCTGGACACCGCTAAAAATTTGAATAATTATATTTACATCATGGATGCTTCTCTGAATTTAGAGGGAGGCATCCATTTTGTTTTAGCTTGAATTCTTTTGTTGTTATAATAATCGATGTACTCAGCTATAGCGTTTGAAAAAGATTCAAACGAAGGGTAATCTTTTTCAAATCCGTAGAACATCTCGTTTTTTAATCTGCCAAAGAAAGTTTCCATAATGCAGTTGTCATAGCAGTTACCTTTTCTAGACATTGATTGAATGATTCCATGCTTTTGCAGTTCATCCCTATAAAATGCGTGCTGATATTGCCATCCTTGATCTGAGTGCATAACAAGACCTTTTACAGAAGGAAAACGTTCAAATGCCTTTTTCAGCATGTCCTTTATTTGCGCCATATCTGGATGTAGAGAAAGATTGTAAGAGATTATTTCATTGCTGTTCATATCCAAAATCGGAGAAATATAACATTTGCCCCAAGGCAGATTGAACTGCGATACATCGGTTGTCCACTTTTGCAAAGGTTTTTCGGTATTGAAATCTCGATTGATGATATTATCAGCAACTTTGCCAACATCACCTTTATAGGAGTGGTATTTTTCCTTGGGACATTTTCCAAACAAGGTAAGCTGTTTCATGATTCGTTGGACACGCTTGTGATTTACACGAAAACCTCGATTCAGAAGCTCCTTATGTACGCGCCTTACACCATATCGCTTTTTGTTCTCGTTGAAGATAACAATAATTTCGGATGATAAGTCGGCATTTCGTTCGCTGACTTTATCTGTCTTGCTAAGCTCGTAATAGTACGTTGAACGCGACATTCCAATCGCATCCAGCAAATACTTCAGTTTGTACCCTTCTTCACGCAGTTTTTGGACGAGCGCAGCTTTTTCGCCTTGAGTTGCGCTGCGCATCTCTCTTCTCTCAAGGCGATTTCTTTTTTTACAATAGCAATCTCCGCTCTCAAGCGCTCATTTTCTGCTCTGAGCAGAATCATTTCTTCTCGTTCTGATGGAGTAAGTTCTGCCGGTTCTATTTTTTTCTTCATTTCAGGCTCCTTGGGTGGTCGTCCTTTTCGTTGTGCGACCAATCCCTGATACCCTTTAATTTTATAGCATCTAACCCACTGATACAAGAGACCATCGTTAATTCCTGCTGAAATAGCTGTATCCTTATTTGACGCACCAGCTAATACTTTGGCTACAAGCTCGTATTTCTCTTCTGGTAACCAAATCTTGCTATGATTTTTATGTTGTAATGCTTCTGGACCACATTTATCTTCTATTCGAGCCCAAATTCGAATTGTATTATGGAAATTTTTTTCTGTTATATCTTTAGGCGTTTCAGGCCATTTTCCTTGTCGATATAATTCTACACACTGTCTTTTGAACTTATAGCTGTATTTCATTAAAATACCCCCAATACTGGGTGTCCAGTATTGGGGGTACATATCATGTAGACGGCTTTTTGAGTACACAACATATTTTTAGGAGAATGGTTTATCATCCAACTGTTGCATCTTAATTATATCATTCCTTTAATTGCCTTGTAAATGACACCTTACTGACATGATTTTAAAAGGTGCTCTATTTGTATCCTGGCGAACTCTGCATCTTCGGCTGTGTAGACTTTTTCGCAGTAACCATTGCAGGAAGGCTTTGCCTGGTCTTTCTTGTAGCTAAGAATAACATCCTGGTATACAGCAAGCTGTCGCATCTGCTCATAAGCTCCTATGCTTATGACATACTCCCAAAACGCTCTTAAGCTATCCTCGCCTTTGCTATAAGCATCTATATACTTATCTAGTAGTTCGTTTAAAGGCTCATCCATTTTTAGCTCTGCACTTTCTTATCTTAAGAGCATTGCTGGAAGGATTTTCGCCAAGATACACGCCTTTGGTGTATGGCAGATATGCTGAAACAGTGCTCTTGCTTACACGCAATTTTTCGGCTATGTTCTCCACGCTGTACCCTTGCTCATACAAATCATTGACCTGTATGGACATATCACTTTCATATGCTCCGGCATCAATGAGAACCTTTCTGACTTTCTGCTCTGAAACGCGAAACAGTGCAGCTACTTTTTTAATGCTGCCTTCGGCATTGTAAGACTTGATAATATCTTCCGGCTTCAAATGATCACGCCCTTTCGGTTTGCTTATCTATATTGTTGTTGCATATACGCCTGTAATTCTTTGGCAAAGTCTGCGTGTTCCTTGATATAGGCTTTGACTATCTCATAGCACTCTGTGTAATGCTTTCCTTCCTTGTTTTTGTTATTGGTAGCAATCTTAATAGCTGCATTAAACAGTGTAGCACCGCCCTCATTTTTAGCATCTATAAAATCTGCCAACGCTTCAGGAATGTACTGCAAAGCTTCGCTGAAGGAAAACTCCTTAATATTGCCAACACCTTCACGATGGATGTCAGCAGCTTTCTGAGCACAGTCACCGCACAGGAAGTTGTGCGAGTTTACACCGAAGTAATGCTTACCGCAATGCTGGCAAACCTTTTGGGTACCAGATGCTTCTGCAATTAAGGAGCGAATTTTCGCAAACAGCTCTTTGCGAGCAGTTTTCTTATTGAAACGGAAAACTCTTTGTTCGCCGCCAATTTTAATAGCAAAAGCTTGACGATGTGCACGCCAGGTAAATTTGACTTTACCTATCTTCATGATTTACTCCCTCCTTAGTTCATGTAAAGAGAAGCTTCAATTATTGCATCTCTTATTTCAGAAATTGTTTTAGTTTCGGATTCTGCCAATCTTTCATAAAGCAAAATTCCTGTTTCATTATATTTTTTCGCAAATTCTGCTCTTCTGCATTCTGCGTCATAGATTCTTTTTTCTGCTACTTTGATTTGTTGTTCTAAATTCATTTTCACCGACTCCTTTTGTTTTAGTTTATTAAGTTTTTATTTAACTATACTATAACACAACTAAAACTATTGTCAAATGTTTTTTTGACCAGGAGGATGTTTTATAAATTTTTCGCCAAATCATCCTCTCTTATATCATCTAAAGTGATGATCATTTCACACTCTCCATTTTTTTGACGAAGGACAACATCGCAATCACAAGCCTCCATTGTTTCAAGAAGCATTTTTAAGCTTCTGCAATGAAGAAATCTTGCGCTAACAACTGCCTTGCTAACACCTAGTTTTTTTGCTACATCACTTTGTGTCATTCCATTGTTCGTCATTGCAGTTCTCATTTTGTCTGTCAGGCTCATTTACTTCCCTCCAATCATCTATATAGCTTTATTGTACATAACATAAAGGAAGAAGTCAAACTTATTTTTGACTTCTTCCTTGCACAATAACCAACTTTAAGATACTTCAACCATAGTTTTCAACCATGAATCGCTTGACGCATCAATGAGCCATTTCTTATTATAGCCGTTATAATACCTGATCAAGTAAAGCTTTGTCTTGTCGCCTTCGTCATTGTACAGAGAGAAGTTAGGGAACTTCTTGCCTTCCGATTTCTCCAGCTGGTAAAAGTATTCGTGAATTTTTTTCGCTCTCTTTATAGCCTCCCAGTCTGGCGTAAACTCATCAGCATAGTTGTATCGCTTTGCCAGGTCATCTGAATGTACTCTATATCCGGCAAGGTTTGGCAGCACACATATTTTATCAAACGATGCTCCCAGGCTATTCACAAAAGCAAGAATCGAATCGAAGTCATAAGCAAAATGAGTGTTACGCATACCGGGCAATTTATACTTATTGCAGTCATCGTTCGGTTCTTCGTCTGTAATGTAGAATAAGAAGTCTACGAATCCTACATACTGCAAGCCGCCATAAAGCTTCTTTCTTTCGCCAAGCATTTCACCGCAAACAATTTCAAGATAAACTCCCTTGCCGTTATCAAGGTGAAATGCTGTTCTAACACGGCAGTTGCCTATGGTGTTGATGCTGCGCTCTGCCTTTTCCCAGCCAGCACCTTCAAAATACAATGTTTTCACGTTAACCACTACCTTTCTACCCCGGCAGGAACTATTTCAAATTCTCCTATATCAAACCATGTGTTGGTTCCGTCTACCAGGAATATTCTGCCGATTTTCTCAAGTTCCTTGATGCTACATTCCATTGCGCTATCTTTGTTAAAAACCTTGCACCCTCGCCTTTTGAGTAAGAACCCTATTCCGTCAACTAAATCTTCCTTTGAGCTATAATAGGTTATCTCGCACTCTCTGCAATACAAGACATATCTTTCGTCGTAGAACTCACCGTTAACATCATTCGTTTGATAAAGCTCGCAGCCAGGTTCTTCGGAAGCATAGTAAAGCTTTAAGCCTTTATCTTTTGCCAGTCTTACGAAAAAGTCCATTGCCGGGGTCCATTTTGTGTCTACTGTAAACCGCAAGAAATATTCTTCTTCGTTGGCTTTGGTTACTTCTCCAACATCGTCGAACCACCCTTCATAGTTACTGCCAGGGTAAAGCTCATTACCGTATCTATAAATGCTGCCATCATTTTCATTTAGGTGACGTTCAATATCATCTTGCAGCCTTTGCAGTATTGCCTTATCTCCAACCATTGTAATGTCATTGAAACAGATATTAGCCATTTTATACCTCCGTGTTAACTTTGCAAATCGAACTAAGCTTGCCAGCTCTAGGATTATTCTTTTTAGGACATTCATCAATGCGAGCTATCGGAGTGCACCAGTTTGGCAAACAGCTGCAAGCTCCGTATTGGTTTGTAAAGAATCTGTCAAAGCTTTCATGCATTGAATGAGCGTACTGGCAGTTTCGGCAGCCGAATCTTTCAATTTTAGGTTTTTCTTCTGTTATCCAAAGATTAACTAACGCAGCAGTTTCCTTAAATTTATCAAAAGGTGTCATATTAGCACACCCCCTTTCTAATAATCATGTGCCGAAGCACTTCTTCGGTAATATCCATTGCTTTGTGAAGCTCGAGTACACACTTCTTGCTTGCATGAAACGTAACCAGGACATAAATACCGTTCTCGTAGTCCTGAATCACGTAAGGCATCCTTCTTTCTCCCCAGCGTTCTGTCTTTTCAACTACACCACCATTAGAAGCTATTAAGTCATTGAACTTCAAGATAACATCCTCGACTATTTCCTGCTCTGGGCGCATAACGTACATAATTTCATAAGCGTTCATTTTTCTTTCCTCCTTACATTTGTTCATCTTCCTGGAAACTGTAATAACTGCCGTCACCTATAATGATATGATCATAGCAAGGTATTCCCATTATTGCCCCGGCTTTTACAATGTCCCTGGTTAACTTTTTATCGTCAGCACTAGGTGTTGCAATACCTGAAGGATGATTATGCGCTACAAAGATTGCAGCAGCATTTTTCATGATGGCATACTTGAAAATTTCTCTAGGATGAACATAACAGTTAGTCAGCGTTCCTTTCAGTATAGCTCTTGCCTCAATTATTCTGTTCTTGCTGTCTGCTGCAATAACCCAGAATTCTTCATGATTCAGATACCGCAACTTCGGCATCATAAATTCAGCTAAATCTCGCGGAGCACAGCAGTATCTTTTTTCCTCAGCTTTGGTTTCGGTGAAAGCTCTTTTGCCTAACTCTACACCACACAGGAACGCTTCTGCTTTCTGTTTGTCTAATCCATATGCTTTCAGCTCGTCGGTATCTTCCAGGCGATACAATTTCTGTGCCGTTAATTCGGAAACCTTATAAGCTTCCTGCCCGAGCAACGCTTCGCATAACTCTTTATAACTTTTCTCTGCTACTTTACACATAACTTTTACTCCAATCTTTTTTCCAGCGCACACCTTTCGGTGTACGCCGGTTCTTTTATTTATGCCTGTTTGTAGGGATAGCAGCTTGCTGGCATCAGCAGCTTTTCACGCAGTGCGTCGATTCTCTTTTGGCGGCGTTTAATATTTGCCATGATTTCATGGTATTCATCTCCGGCAAGAGGGAGCGTTTCCAGCATCAGTACATACTTTATAAGCTGTCTTGTTCTCACATTAATCACATCCAATCTTCGCAATTCTTAAGATATTCTTTCTTTGCTTCAAGTAAAGCTTTTTTCATAACCGGGTCAGAGTTAACTTGCTCATAAGTCAAAAGCAGAGCATCCAGCGTATCGTCAAGCTCATAAGTTATACAAAACTCATGGTTAGCAAGTTCGTAACGGAAGGCTGATTTCAAGAAGTCGAAATCTTTCATGTGCTCCTTCTTTTCGATGTTCAGGCGTTTTACTAAATCATTATGAGCCTTAGCCTGGGCACGAAGGATATATCCTCCGAAGCCAATTTGATAAACCTTGTCGGTATCATTAGGAGCTAACCCAAATCTTTTCATGCCTTCGTTGAACTGTTCTTCGGTAAAAGCAAAGAACAGTTTATCTTTGGTGAAACTTTCGTATTCCTTTTGCTGTTCGTTGATTAAGGTTGAGTAATCTTTGTATTTCAACATCCTAGCATCCCTCCTAAAACGTCATAAATTTCATCATTGGTTTTTGAATTTTAAATTCCATATCTCCAATATGATTGTTGATTCTTGTCAAACACTTCACAACGGCGTTTGCTTCACTCTCACTGAACGGCATGCAGTCGCCTTCCTCGTTTGTGTAGCACAGCAGCACGTTACCGCACAGGCACTGATCATGTAATCTGCCGTAACCATAAATAACACTTGCCAGCTCATTGGCTACAGGCTTTTCGGTCTTCAGAAGAAATTCTTCATCGAACACCAGGGTGACTGCCGGGATGATTCCAAGCTCGCCGTCAAATTCTACTAATTGAAGCGGCATATCCTTAATATCAACAAACTCGCATTCGCAAAGTTTGTACATGGATTCCAGGGAGATAGTTGGAAATACCTCCATCATTGGTACTTTCTCCACAGAGTTGGTTTTGCCATTGGCATCAACCACAGTTTTCAGTAAAATTGCATAGTTCATAAAATCGACTTCCTTTCTAAAGCTATTGGCAAGGACTTTGAACCTTCTGCCCGGTAGCTTTACAGGAGCTTAAGCTCCTGTCATCAGCTTTAAAGCTCTATACCTCTTTCCGCTGCAATTTCTTCCAGCTCTTCAAAGTGCTCATTCAAGCATTGATGATGCCATGGGTCGCGTGAGCTGTTGTAAATCTTAATCAGCCTAGCGTTTTCCTGCTTTAATTCTTCGTTAGTCATGTCTTTAGGTTCTTTCATTGGTTCTTCCTCCTTAAATTTCAATTTCACCTTCGGTAAAGTTACGATAAATCTCTTCAGCCATGTAGTAAGCGTCACGAGCTTTTTCGTATTCATCCTTAGTATCTCCGATAATATCAGATGTAGTCATATCATCACCAATCTTTGTTGTGTGATTTTCAAACCATTCATTAGCATCATCTTGCGCTTTTTCAAACTCGAATTTCTTGTCCATCCAAGCATCATAAGCTTTGCATTTAGCTTCTCTAAGTGTTTCAATGATGTAGGTTAACTGTTCGTAGTTTAATTTCATGTTGTTCTACTCCTTTCTATTGTTCAATCATAGTAACATCGTAGCGGCAATATTTATATTCCACTGTATCTTTACCCCAGGTAAAGGTTCTTCTGAGCTGAAATTCTCTTCCGTTATAGCCGATGCTGAACAGAAGATAATCAACTGTATATCCATTGCTTGCGCTTTCAAGCAGAACAATCTGCTTCATCGCCGGAGCAAAGCCGAAGTATTTTTCCAGGCATTTGCATGCAAGCTTTTTCATTTCTTGCTTTTCTTGGTATGTCATTTTTTAATCCTCCTTGCTTAATTCTTCGCGAAAATTCACCAGGCACTCGTAATATCCCATATTGTTTTCATGAGCATATGCTCTTAAGTTTTCATCAAGAGCAACAAGCTCAATCATTTCTTCCTTGCTTGCAGTTCCTTTGTTAGTTTTTACTTCAATTTCTTGAATTCTCTTAACCGCATTTACAATTCTTTTTTCCATCTCATTATTCCTTTCTTTGTTTTTATTATGTTTTTCTTTGACTATACTATAACATAACTACCGGAATAGTCAAATGTTTTTTTGACTATTCCGGTAGTTTTTTGATTATTTTTCGATATTCTTTTCTTCAGCAAGGCGAGCTGCCCTTCTGCGCTTTTTATCTTCCAGCAGGTTCACGCCGTCCACGCCAAACAGCAAAGCGGTTAGCTGCTCAACGGCATCGTTTGTATCTCTCCATATCTGCCTTTCGCTTACTGACCATTTTTGCGCAAGGCTTGCGACTATATCAGTGACATACGCTTCCGGCGGACAAGGTTTAAGGAACAGCACGTCAAGCACATCTGCCCGGCGCAAATCTTCCTGCTTGCCGCTGTTATACCTGGTCTGCTTGTAAAGTGCTATCATGTCGTCCATGTAGTTTATCAGCACTTTTGTTCGCATTGTTGAGCTTATAATGCTTTCAAGTTTTAGCTCATTAGCTCCCATGCTTTTCAGGTTTTGGAACGAATCAAGAATTTCGATAGCCGAAATCTGTTCATCGTCGATATTGACAATCTCGCTAGTCTTTAACGCTGCGTGCTCCTGAAGGCTTCTGTAATTCTTTAGCAGCAAGCGCACGTTATACAGTCGCTTATCGAAATCCCTCCGCTGTGCTTCTTTGCTGTACAAATCATCACACAACTTTTTAGAGGTTTTTTTGGCGGTCTGCTCTGCCACACGTTCGATAAGTTCTTCGAAATACGCCAGTGGAACGGTTATTGTGCTTTGATTTTCATTTACAGTCATGTCTTCCATGCGCTTACTCCCTTCTGTTATTTAAGTTCTTTGATAAGGCGGTCAAGATACCACTTTGCTTTTAGGCAATCTTCTACGCCGTTTTTTTCTTCGTAACGCCATAAATATTTGATGATGTTGGCAACGCAGACAGCTTCAATGCCTGTTTTGCCAACAGTAGCAGCCTTTAGGGCATCTATACACTCAATACCGCCTTTGGTGTAGTGTTTCGGATGATTTACGTTATCCTTAGGAAGCGGCATTGTAAAGCTATCTTTTGAATTCTTCGGTGCTTCTTTGACAATAACGTATTTATCATCTTTTAATCCTATAAAACTAAATGGAGATTTAAACGCACTCATTATTTATGCTCCTTTATCCATTTTTCGTGTCTGGCAACTGCTCCAGCTGTAGGTGAAAGCGTTTCAAGATACATGGCTTTCAGTATTTTACACTGCTGGATTTTCCATTCGCTAAAAGCATTACAAGTAGCGTGGCAGCCTATTTTTCTTTCTTCGCATCCTCTGCATGGTGTTTTCATGTAGCACCTCTAAAATAATTCTTGTTGGTTGCTTATATCATTCGGTGTTTTAGTGGTAATGCCGGGATATGATCCTGCAAGCTTCTTTATCCGGTAATCGTAATACTTTCCGTTGGCAGCCATATAGTTTGCGTCAACTTCCTCAGGTGTCGGCATATAATATTGAGCTGGTAAAGGAATATCAGTGCACAGCTCTTCAAGTCTGCTCTTTCCGTAAATTATATGATTCCTTATTAAATTCATGTTTTCGCCGTCAGGATAAAAAGGGTCTTGGCATCCGTAGGTCCGGATATGTTCCCACCGCAAAAAACTGTCTATAAGCATAGCTGTTTCTTTTTTGATTTGTTCTTCAATGCTTTTTTCTTTTTTCGGCATTTTATACACTCCCTACATTCCTTCTACTTCCGGGTCGTACAGCTCGAGAAGTTCTGAAAATTCTCCTTTGCTAGCTATCTTTATAGCTTCTTCAGGCGAAGAAGCTAACACTCTGTCGTGAAAATCAACCTCGCCCGAAATTAAACTGCGCCAGCTAATAAGATAAATCTTAGCGTCCTGTTGAGCCATAACCGCCACCACGAACAGCACTTGCTTCATCGTCCGAGGTTACGCAGTAACGGACGAAGATTCCCTGTGCACAGCGTTCACCTTCTCTGATGATGATGGTTTCGCTGCCGTTGTTTCTGAATTTAACACCTATATTTCCGTCATTGTCCTGGTTGTTAGCATAATCGCTATCAATAATGCCTACGCTGTTAACTAGCGACAAATTGAACTTAACGGCAAGACTGCTGCGGATGAACAGCATCAGAACCATATCGCCAGGCATAATAGCTTTGATGTTCAGCGGAATAAGTACGCTTTCACCGCCAGCTGGAACAAAAATATCTGTCGGTGCATAAAAATCATAGCCAGCAGAAAACTGTGTGCTACGTTGCGGAAGCTTCGTGTTCGCTGGTGCGTCAATCGTCGGTAAAAATTTAATCATCTTAAAAACCTCCTAAAATATCTCTCCAGATTATAACCAGGATTCCAATAGTACCCATAATAGCAAGAATTTCCATACAAATACTTGCAATAAGATGTAAATATTTCAAATTACCACTCCCTGTTTAACATCCATAAAGCTACACACATAACAGCTACGTCAAGCAGTGTGCAACTGACAATATCAATTAAGCATATTTCCATTGGTTGCACCTCTGGCAATCTCTGCTAACTTTGCTCTTTGTGCTTTTACTGCATCAAGCAGCGGCTTTTGAAAGCGGCAATCATCGTCTAAAGCGATTCTTCCAGTTTCCTCTAGTTTGTATTGCATATACTCAAAATTGCCTTCAAGAGAAATTTGCATTTGCTGTAACATCCAATCCGGGAATTTTTCCATATTGGCGATAAGCTCGTTTTCAATGTCTACTAACGCCTGTGTACCTAAACGATGTACTGCATATCTGAATGCAAACAGCAGGACAATTAATTTTTCACGTTTCATTTTTTTACTCCTTATTGTAATGAACTAATTTCGCCGCTTCTGTCATCATGCTCATTAATTCTTGCATAGCCATTTCTTCACCATATTTGCCACGCACACCTAATGCTGCCTGCGCCATCGTACCAATGATCAAACTTTTAAGGATAATATAATTACCTGATGCACAAACAACATCATCGTTATTGCTGTTATTATAGGCAATTATAAAAGATGCTCCACATTCTTGTAGCAGTTCTTTCGCCTGTTCGGCTTTCTTGTAATTAATCATCATTTTTCCTCCTTTCTTATCCAAACGCCATTAGCTAACTTTTCCAAATCTATTTTCTCCCGGCAATGCGGACAAATCGGCATCATATCATTCTTTCGTCCCATATGTTCCTGTAGCATCTTTAGCACACGTTTATATGGTCGAAACTTCGTGCCGATCTCATAGCATCTTAACGTCTGCTTCCTTGCTCTGTCATAGTCCTTTGCTATTTCTTCCCAATCATTACACATCAGCTCCAGCACAACGATAGGTTCAACCATATTACCGCAGTGATTACAGAAGCAGATTTTTGTATCCGGGTCGACTGTAAAACTAATAGGCTTTTTGCTACCACAATAGATGTTAGTTTCTTTGTAGCAATGGCAAGTAGTTCTGCCCTGCTCACGCTTAATTGGTGAGAATTTTAATATCTTCATTGTTTTTGCTCCAATTTACATATCTCCACGTATTTTAGCATTAAACATAGCTCTTAAACGTGCCTCTGGGTCGCTAATAGCCTTTGCAACAGCTTCTGCAGCTTTCTTTAATTCGTTGTTAATCTCCATATACTCAGGCTGTTGCCGTACATGATTTTTAGCAGCATCTACTGCGTGACTATCATACTGCATCTGTACAAGCGACTCCAACGCTTTTAAGTCCGCCTGCAGTTCTACAATCTCGACAACAAGTAGCATCAGTCGTGCCGATGTCTTAATGTCTGCAATATCCAACATACGTCTGATTTGTTCTTTGTTAATCATTTAATCAACCTCCCATATATCGGGAAAAATTGTCAATTTGCAAGGCGAAACGGTTTTAGTATCGTGAAAGATGCAACCTTTGCAGCGTTTCCGCTTGCTGCACATTGCCTTTATGAGCCGGGCAGCTTCTATAGCTTCTATAGTTTTTATTTTTTTCATTTTTACCTCCTTATAAAAAGCGGCGGCGTGGGAATTCTTGACATCAGCTATACGGCTTCGCTACGAATATTCATCAATTCCTATTCGCAACTAACATCTACTGCCATTCGGCAACCCAGCCGCCGCACCCTAGGGCTTAATTTAAATCAATATAGCACCAGCGAATTACGGCATCTTCAAAAAAGCATACGAATTCGTAGCAACTATTTTCTCTAACGATTTCGTCACATTGCCTGTAGCCAATTAGTATTTCTGACGCTTCTCCGACTTTGACTTCAAAATACAGAGTTTATCTCCGTTCGGCATAACATCATTACCATGCCATTCACCGCATATAGGTTTGTTGTTCATTTTTTTCATCTCCTTAACTTTTTCAAGGGATTTTGAGCTGTTGCGTTTTTTACAACAGCTCGTACAAGAGATTTTTGCAACATGTTGCAGTTTTCTCTTGCTTTACACGTCCACACCCGCAAATATACATAAATTCTTCACCGACCTGTTTTAACTGCATCTTACCATGACAAACGCCGCATTTACGCTCACACGGAAGATTATTTACAGAAATATTATTTCTTTTAAATTTTCTTTTAAGGCTCATACTTCATGCCTATTTCCTTTGCCACGGCTGGCAACGCAGCTTGCGCCTCTTCCTTTGTGCGGTATACCCAGCCTTTGTCAAGTAAGGCATATTGGTAAGGTAGTCCTGTCCATTTTAGGTAGCAAACAACTAACTTTCCATATACAATATCAAAAGAACGGTAAGTTTCAAACATTTTCGGCTTCCACGGGAGTTTGACGATTTCGTCTTTACCATTAAGTAAACTGCAAAGTGCTACCTTAGCGGCAACATCTGCTAATTCTAATTCTAAGCCAAAACCATCAGTTTGAATTAAAACTAAACCATCATTAGTAAATTTATAAGTTAATTCATCGTCTCCTTTTACTTTAAATGCCTCGCCCAATTCCACGCCCAGCATCTTAGCGATTTCCGGGATAAGATTTTTACTCACTTTCTTTACCTCCGTAATTTTTCATAAACCACGAATTGCCTGTGCCGTCAAAAATCAACTTAAAGCCGTTGATTTCAATTTCTGCCTTGCCGTCAAAAGGCTTTTTAGCAATAGCTAACCAACTCAATTTATCCATGACAGCTACAACAGCGTCCTCTGTTAAGTCAATTTTTTGTCCTGTAATAATGCCTTTGTCATTGACATTGGCATAGTAGATTTTTCCAAATGCTGAACAGCATAAATGTTTAGTCATGTTATTCATCTTCTCTCTTTTCAAAGTGTTCGCAGAGCTTTGTCTTAAAAGCGTTTTCACAAGGATTTTTACAAGATGTCTTTAAATCGCAATATTGGCAGCAGAACCATGTACGACACGCCGCCGAACATTTACAATTTACATTTTTAACTTTAGCCATGTTACCACTCCTTTAATTTCTCTCAATAACTGCCACGATTGATAATTCTTCTATAAAAATTAGTCATCTGCTTAACCAGACAGCTATTTTATTAAAATCTTCCAGCTTATCTTTTTCAACTAGAAGAATATTTTCACTATCGGATACAATAAATTTATACTTTTCTAGGATAGCTTCATAAACGTCAAGTTCGGTCATAGTAGCAATCTGCTCTACAGGTACAGTATTCATTTTGACTAGCAAATTTCTAGCGGCTCGTTCTTGACCCATATAATGGATTTTATCTGCTAAATCTCTAGCATCATATATATTAGCCATTTCCTTTCCTCCATTTCTTTTTGCATTCATCACATTCATTGCAAAAAAAGCCTATATATACAAGATACGCAAAAAGCGGCATAACAATTAGACCAAGGATGGTAAATATTTCGTCGTCAGTTCCAGCAGTTAATAATAATTCTGCCATGTTATCACTCCCATATACAATCAATGCTTACACATCCATTACGTTCTTCTAAATAATCTTCGTCTAGCCAGTTTTCAACTTCTTTCCCCACGTTATCGTGAGCATAAATCACAACTTGCTTATCCTCACAGTCATTTTTGACTGCCCATTTAAAAAATTCTGCTACCGTCATTACTTAGCACCTCCTATTTATTCAACTTCTTCTACTTCGGTGTATTCGACTTCATCATCGCATGCAATGCTAACGATAGCATCATCTGTATCGCATACCCCAATTAATTTGTCACATCCACCATTGCCGACAAAATTCATAGGCCCAGAGCACTCTTCGTAAGCCTTTTCAATGGCTTCTTTTTTATTTTCTGCTTCTATTTCTACCGAGATAAAAGCTGTTACTTTGCCGATAACAATATATTTTTTCATCAGTTATCACTCCTTCTTCTCTCTTTCTATATGGATTGCCGCTGCCTGTGATACCATTTCTCGTAGTTCGCAAACTGCGTCATACGTCATTATTCTGTTGCATCGAAAAAGTTTTTATTAATACTTTTGTTTAAAATTTTTCATTACTGCTAATTGAATTGCAACAGCGCTACTATCACTAGAGATTACAGTACGCATTATCTTCACTCTTTTGTACCCAAGCTCATTTAATTTTTCTTTTAAAATAGTCATCTCTTTATCGAAATTTTCTCTATCTAACATATTTATAATCCCTCCATAGCGAGCACATAATTTACACCGCTTTCATCAAGCAATCTTTTTGCCTGTTCTGCTTTTTTATAGTCAATCATTACTCCCACCCCTTAATTTTACGACCACACCAAGGGCAAAAATCATAGTATTCATAATTCTGCACCTCAGAGCCACATTGAGAGCATTTGTATACGCCCATAGCTGCATCATCTCCTGCTCCCACATATTCCATTATAGAACCTGTATTTTTCTGCAACCCTTTAGCTTCTTTATCTCCAGCAACATAAAACATCATCGTTACATTGTCGGTATTGTAATCAAAATCAGCAAATCTGAAATAGTCCGGATAATAGATGCCATTGTCATCGACAAAACCATATTGAAGCGGCAGGTTTTCATTATCATGTTCCATAGCATATTGATATAGTTCCTTGATTGTCATAGTCTACTCCTTTGTAGCTTCGCTTGCTTTTAAAATTTTCTCAATCAGCTTATCTACAGCCTTATCTGCAAATTCGCCTGTTGCTTTGATGTTGGCAGGTGTTATATATTGTGCCGCATACATAGCGTATATTTCTTTTTCTGTTGGGAGAAATACCCCCAAAGTATCTAAAAGCAAAGCCGTACAAACAAGTATTTTAACTGCCTTAACGGATTCTTTATCCTTATTATTGTCTGTCATAACTGCTATTGTAGCTATCATGGCATATATAGTTACAAGAAAACCTACTATGCAGCAAAACGCTTGAATAAAGTCTATTCTTCCGGCCCAGTAAATCACCCACGGCGAAATAATCGGTTCATTCATTATTCTTCCTCCATTTCTTTTTTCAGCCACGCGTAAGCAGCATCCTTGCGGCGTTTGTAGTACCGCAAAATCTGCTGCCCGCGTCTTTTCTGCTTATTAATAATCAGTTCGCGGGCGGCAGGTGTAGTTATAACCTCATATCTGGCACCGTACCGCAGCCCCTTGAGATACATTTTTTTCTCATGTCTATCACGTTGTTTAGCGTTCATTATTTTGTCCCCCACCATAAAAATACGTGTGGCGTTCCACGCATATTCTTTTTCCATACAAATGGATTCGCCGACAAAAGGTAATGTGCCATCTCACCATCTCGAACCTATAAATTTTCCGTGCGGTAAAGCACATCATTCTACCTTGTTTGCGTCCCAATATGTAGCAGCGGCGGAATACTCCTGCCTCGCGACGTTTCTTAACCCGCCTTGCGCAGTTCTTTATTGATTCAGCCATTACTCTTTCTCCTCTTCCTCCGCCATCAAAATACATATACGCTTGCCATTTGCTTCGTCTGTTTCGACCTTTTTAGCAGCGTATTGTTTGCCGTCAACTTCTGCAACAAGCTCATAATCATCAAGCCATTCATTCATGATGATTTCAGCAAAATTTTATGCAAGCATTACTTCCTCCTCATCACCACAGCAAATATCCAGGCTGTCACCGATGTTTCTAATAGTTCTGCCCAGGATTTTGCAAGTGCTTTTCAGCCAATCAGCCGTGCGTCCTTCCAGCACCTTGTCCATTTTTTCGTCTGTCAAATCGCTAAAGCAAACGCTTTCCCAACGTTTGCCACGCTTTACTCTAAAATAAATTCCGTCTAAATCTCTATTTACCATATTTTTTCCTCATTTCCATACGTACTTCATAGTCTACAACGCTCGCCCGGAACAGCGGATGTGCTTTACGCAGGCAGTAACGATAATATTTCAGTTTTTGCTGTCTACGCTTTACCACATCCATACTAACCACCCAATCGCAGCACCTACCAAAGCGCCAAGCATAGCAGGTATACCGATGATTAATATAACCGTGATCATGTCGATAATTGCATTTAATATTTTAGTCATTTGTAATTACCTCTTTTAACAAGTAACATCTCATCACATGAGCGCATAAATTCTTTCGCAAGCTCAAGGTTTTCTACCCATACTGTTCGCATTCCGCATTTTGTGCATGAGATGTTGTAAATTGTCTGACCTTTGTATTTAGCGGTATTTACCTTATATTGATGCCTACAAGTCATACTGTTTCCCAAAACCTTTCTCCGTGCTCAACACGCAAGAGCAAATCTTTGTGTCCTGCTTCAGCTTCTTGTTGCGTATGATATTTTTGACAATACAAATCTTTGTAGCTTACTCTATTTTTTCTGTCAAATTTAAAGAGCATTGTTTCATAACTTGGCTTGTAACACCAATGCAATTTAACTGTAGATAACAGATAACTTTCGCCATCCACGGAAAACTTTGTCTTTAAGGAAAAATCAGCCATTACTTTCACCTCTATTCGGATTCTGCTTCCAGCCACCTACAGGACGATACAGGTGTAAAACATCGTATATCCTGCCTACACCGTGTAAATACTCACTTTTCTTTGGGTGAATCTGATGAACTTCTTCTTCCGGCAACCAAAATACATCTTTAACCTGGCACATAACTTCCCATGACGGCGTTTTATTTGTTGTGCCACAGAATTTTACGCTTACATGCTCCCATTGGTTGCCATCAGGGTCAGACTCAACGCCTACAACACACTGCAAGCTCTTTTTGATTCCCGGCAGATGCAGGAAGCCTGTCAATACTAAGCCTTCAAAAGCAAAATCATTTTTCTTGTCGGCTTGAAACTTTTCGTTTGCTAAAATCTCCTTAACACTTCTCATCTTAATCTCCTTGCTCCGCACAGTTGCGGGTTATTACTGCATTGCTTACATTCTTTGTCACATTCCCAGCAGCATACGTGGCAAACCTCGCTTCTTACGCAGCCGGGAAATGGAAAAGGGCAAACATATTTATTTTTCAGCTTTTTCGTGATTATCGGTTCTTCATCTTTTGAAAAATTCTCGGCAGGCTTCTGAGCTGTAACCTTTCTTTTGTTGGTTGCCTGTCTTCTTATTTGCGCAAGGCTCATGATTTTGTATTTGCACTCCTTGCTGCCACAGCTCATTCCTTGCCGCCGGGCAAGGTTAGATACATCTCTGTAACATTCAGTGCCGCATTCGCAGACGCATCTTGCAACAGAAGCCTTCTTTTTAGGTCTGATGCTGATAACGCCTGGAGGATAAATTTCAAGCACTGTCAGCATACCTATTTTCTGTCCTAGCAGATAGCTCCAATCCTTATTCTGCATAAAACCGACTTCCTTTCGCTTTACTTTAACCAAACTGTGCCATAGCATGATGAGCATCTAAACGCCCATTTTACAGCACCTTTTCTGTTTACAATCTTTGCGCCGTAGACAAGCTTTATGTTTTCCTGCTTGCAATGAGGGCAGCACTGCTTGCCTTCTGCTGTTGTTCCAAGTAGATATTTCACTGTTGCTCCTCCGTTACAGCCAGGAATTTTAACACTCTGCCTGTATTACTGATTCTGTATTCTTCCAGATCGTCACGCTTCAGGTACTGCCTTCCATATAGCGATTTCATATTCTCCCATACAAGGAACGGCACGTTGTAAAAATCTGTCAGATTAAACGATACCAGGATAAAACACCTTGCTCCTAAAAAGTGATGAACCTTAAGGTATTCAAGCTGGTGCGGTTCAAGTCTGCTTCGCAGCATCTTGTCGCCGTCGGTGTGCTTCGCTTCAAAGCACACCGCTAAACCACCTCTAAGCGTCCCCTTGTAGTCGACACCGCTTTTCTTTGCATAATTCGCAATGAACTGTCCATGCGCTCCATAAGGGCGGATATAATGTACAGGCTCACTCTGTTTCTCAATCTTCGCAATGCCATGTTCCTCGTAATACTGGCAGCCTGCGTCAATCATCTTTTCAAAGAACGAACCGCTTGCCTTGCTACGCTTGCCCACGAGGATACTTTTAAGCTGATTCATGTTTCTTGTACCCCTTGAATTTCATCCTGCTGAAAGCGTATCTCAGATAAGCTAAGTCCTGAAGCACATCAATGTATTCAAGCTTATCAACATACACCTTGCTTCTTCCCCACGTGCTAATCAGCTTCATGCTAGGATTGTAGGTCTGGTGATATATCGTTCTGTACAAAAAACAATATTCACTGCAAATCTTCTTAAAGTCATCTTTTTTTAATTCAATTTCAGTGAACGCCAGCTTACGCAAGCGGTTAACTTCATCTTTAATCTTCATGTTATACCTCACTTAAAACGGAATTTCCTCATTAAAAGGTACTGCGCTGCCAAAACCTTGGAAGTCCTGGCTTTCTTCTCCCAGTGTATGCTGAGATTCGCCGCCTTGCTCTCTACGCTCAATGAATTCAAAGTGCTCCGCAATGACCTCGGTTACATATTTCTTTTGACCGTCTTTAGCTTCATAATTGCGAATTTGCAGTCTGCCTTCAACTAACACACGCTGTCCCTTGCTAAGGTAGTTGCCACAGATTTCAGCCTGTTTACCCCAGATAACAACAGGGATAAAGTCAGCTTCACGCTGCTTGTCTTTCGAATAAGGTCTGTCTACCGCAAGCGTGAACTGAGCAACAACCTTGCTTGTAGAAGTGTATCTTACCTCCGGGTCTTTTGTCAGTCTTCCTAATAAAATGATTTTGTTCATGCTTTTTGTTCCTTTCTCTTTAACGGATTGTCCTGGCAGAAAATTTCGCCGCCTTCTTTTTTTATTACTGCGTTGATTTCAGCAGCAGCCTTATGCAGATAATAGATTTCGCCGCTGTCACGATACATATTGATATAGAAATTGACGAGTATTGAAAAATATCTCTTGTCTTTATCGTCCATAATTCCCTCCTATAATCCTAATAATTTGTTAGTCGCAGCAAAGCCTTCTGCAACCTTCTTCCTGCGTCTGCTTGCGTGTGTAACCTCTACCGGGTGGCACATCTGCAAAATGCGGTCATAGATTCTTGTTTCCGTTATCGTTTGCGGTTTTTTGATTGCTTCAATCGGCAAATTTGTCGTAATGATTGTAGGCAATCCGCTCCGGCAACGGCTGTCGATGATCTGGAACACTAGCTCCTGAGCAAACTCCGTGCGCCGTTCTGCTCCTAAATCATCAAGCACTAACAACTCAAATTGATTAAATCCGTCAAGATACGCTTGCTTTTGTTCCGTTCCCCACAAGGTATTGAACACTCTGCCGAAATTAGTCATTAAGCAAGCTACGCCTTTATCAATTAGTGCATTGACCACACATGCAGCGGCGAACGTCTTTCCGCTTCCGGAATTTCCGTAAAGCAGCAATCCTTTATGCATCCTGCGAAAATCATCGTAGTGCTCAACGAAATTCTTCATTGCTCGCATCGTCCGCTCATCTGCGCCGTCATCATGGCTGAAAGTCTGTGACTGAAGCTCACGCTCCGGGAAGCCAGCTTTTCTAAGCTCTTGTACCCTAGCAAGTCGCTTTTCATGTTCCTCACGTTCACGCTCTGCCTGAAGCTCTTCCGCTCTGCACTTGCAGATACAGGTTACAGTTCGTTCAACACCAAACAAGAAACCTCTGCATTGCTTCGGCGTGTGACATTTACCACACATAAGCAATCCGTTTTCGTAATAATCATTTTCGTTTTGCTTATTAAGCTGTGAAGCATTTTTAGCAATGTGATTTACAGCAAGCGTAATTGAATTCTGAACATCATTCGCATTCATGCTATCACCTCACTAAAAATATTTGTCCAGGTCTGTTTGGTCATCCGGCGGTTTCTTTGGCTTTTGATTGTCACCGCTCGCAAGGTTTCTTGCAACTCCCTCACAATAGGCTATTGACTTCTTGCCTTGCTGCGCTGTTATTGTTACCGCTTGCATGGCTATTAGCTCGCCGTGCTCCTCAGAAATAGCCTGTAACCGCTCTGCAATATATGGTGTTATCGGCGTAACATTTTGATTCCAAAAACCAACAGGATTATTATCGCTCGTAACATTTTCGTAACTGTTACACGTAACGGCAGCATTTTTATCGTAACAACCACTACTAAAGTTATTGTTGTTACTCTTACTCTTATTCTCTTTCTTATTCTTACTCTTATTCTTATCCGTAACATCTGTGTTTGTTACATCGTTGTTACGTGTAACATTTTGACTTGTTACGCTTTTGTTACACGTAACATCTTCGTAACATTTCGTAACATCTGTGTTTGTTACGTCATTGTTACAGGTTTTGGATTGCTTCTCACGCTGCCTTTTAACTCTCATTGCTTCCTTACACCGCTCACGCTCCTTGAGCTTTGAAAGCTCTTCGGCGTTCTGATACTCACCCCAGCCTACAATATAGATATAGCCGTTATCCTCTATATCAATCATGTTATACTGCCGAAATACTTCTAAAGCAGTTTCCGCAATTTTAGGCTTAAAACCACCAACAGCAGCTAAGGTTTTTGGTGTATACGCTACACCTTCGGTAGCGTATACATAACCACCATCGTTTTTTTTACGAGCTAAAGCTAACAGGAAGAACCACATTAATGCCAGGCTATCACCAATCTTCGTATCAGCACGAAGTATCTTAATTTTTTCACTGTCGAACACATCGGCGCTAACCTTGAACCAGCTCTCCATGTCGCCCTCCTACAATAACTTCTTCCATAATGGTTGCCGTCTAAGTAACCTCACATACTTCATAAGTGCTTTCTTTCTCATAGGTAATCTCTCCCAATTTTCTCTATCCACTCGTCCCGGCTATGTTTATCTTCATAGCAGGTTTGAGCAAATCGCCTTAACCGCAAGTCTGTTTCCCTGTCCAAATGAGGTCCGAGTTTTCCTTTGTGATGTTCGTAGCATAGCCAGATTGTTAAACCCAGCTTGTCCGAAATCTTTCTCCCGGCTGCTTCAAATATCACATGATGGCGCTCCAGGTTACAGGTTGTACCGCACATAAAGCACTCCTTGTCACTCTGTAATATGCTTTTCTTACTCATTTTTTTCGCTTTCTGGCGTCTTGAACACCGCATTATCAGAAACAACATTAAGAGGCTTAACATTGGCAGCTTCTTCAATTTCTGCTGCGCTAAAATCTTCTTGCTGTTCTTTCATCTCGGGGATTTCTGCCTGTGCTGCTTCTATCAGCTCTAAGCGTTCCCTTATTGCGTTATGCGCTAAACTATAATTTGGAGCTTGAAGCAGTTGCTCTAGCTGATCGTATGTCAGTTCTACAATATCTGTCATACCATTACGAGTACGCACATACGCTTTTCCATATTCAAGCTTAACGAATTTATTTTCCGTGATTTCTACACCACTATCACACCATTGACGAATCTTTTTGCCGATCTGCGGAGTAATTACTTCACACCAATCAACAAATAATCCGGTTCTGTCTTTTGTAGCAGCGGCCATATGACGCTCAACACTAATGTCAAACATTACTGTAAATTCATATTCTAAGCCGTCTCGCTGAATAGGAGCTAATCCCATTTTTATCGGCATTTTTTTGCCTTTTTCATTCTCTACAATCTCATATGCCTGCTTGCTTCTCATGCAAACAATTACGTCCATTTTTGCTTGGAGAATTGCGTCAACAAGCTTATTTTGCTTCGGAGTAGCGTCCTTCCATGCAGTAAAGCTATTACCGCTTCTTGTTGTCGCCGCTTTCTTATCAACAAAATCAAGAACGCCGCCTTCACCTGCCCACGCATGAGATAAACTGTCAATAATCAACACGTTATATCCTGCTTGCTCTGCCTCATGGATGTAATCAATGTACTTTTCCGGTGTAAAGGGTGCTGACATCGGAGCTACATCGTATTCGCACAGATTACTGTACAGCTCACCGCTGCCGTTTTCCGTATCTATCATTGCAATCTTATCACCTAATCCTTGCGCCAACTGCAATGCGCTGTAGGTTTTACCGCTGCCACTAACACCGGTAATAGCAATTTTCAAAAACGCTTTTTTGCGTTCAGCCTTTTTAAACAGTCCCATAATTCACTACTCCTTATTTGCCCGGTCAATTTTGTACGCTTCTTCGTACTCTTTGATGCTATTCAGAATTCTTTCGCAGTTTGATTTCATAAGCATTGCGGCTTTGTGAAATTCCTCATCGTTTTTTGCCAAGCCCGGCAAAATCGGTAAAGTTAGCTGTCTCAACGTCGAAACATAAGCCGTATCTTGCGTCAGTCAATGCGTTCATATAACTTCACCTTCCTTAACCAGTTCTTTAAGTCTACTGTGAAGCTTAAGAGTAGTTTCAGCATCCCAGTGACAGCATTCACAATAACTGCCAACTTTAGGATATGTTTGCATATTTACCGACAAGCTGTTAACGTTATAGCTTAACACATCACCTTCACGCACAGCCTGTTTTTCCTGGTGGTATCCGAAGTGTTGATATTTACATTTGCCATCCCTGGTACAGTGCGAACACGTCTTAAAGTCTTTCAACCAGCTCTCTTTCGTCTGCTTGTGCTCACCATGCTTCCTTTTTCTGAAAGCTTCAAATCCTTCCAGACTAAGTCCGCTACGAGCTAACACAGCGTTAACCTGTTCATTAGTTACCATATACATCCTCCTTCTGAATTCCGAAACCAAGCTTTAAATCAGCATAGGCTTTAACTACTCTGCCTTGTGCAGTTGTATAGCCTTTTAGCTGAAGCTCTTTGTTCCATTCCCTTATAAGCGAGTAGCCTTTTCCAACGCCTACGCCTAAAAGGTTGGCAATGTCTTTAGCTGTGTAGAATCTGCTTTCCATGTTTGACAACCTCTTTTCCGTATGCTATACTATATATGACCTATTTTATAAACCGACTTCCTTTCGACTTTATTTAATAGGTTAAAGGCTCTCTATTAGCGTGGGGGGTCTTTTCTTTTTGCTCATCTTCAATTCCAATCAGCACCAACAGAGCTTGTGCACCTTCACGGCATTCTTTTAAAAGATTGTCACCGAGGTGCTTTTTTTGTACTGTTTTTGCTACCATTTGCGGAAACAGCTCGACCACCTCGCCGATTTCCTTTTGAGCACGCAGTACATTCAAAGCACTGTTATCGACTGTCGGAATTAATCCGAACACGTCGCAGAACACAACGTTCTTTTGCAAGTGCTGAACACGTAACCAGGGCGCACGATACAACCTGGACATTTGCAATGCCGTAACATCCGGAACACCACGCACGTCGGTTTCGTAATCCTTAAGACAACTAGCAGATATAGCAAAGAATTCCGCAGCATCAACACGGCTAATTCTTGCGTATTCTCTAGCTGTCTTATAGATGTTAGCTTTACTTTCTGCCATAACGCTCAACTCCTTTCTGTTACAATTAATGTATAGCGAGAAGGCTTTATGCCCTGCTATCATTGTTCTTTCACTGTGTAGTAATTAACAGTGACTACATCTCCAGGCTGGAGATAACGGCGGTTGGCGGTCAGGTGCTTATTATCTTCGGATACTTTGTACCAAAACTCGTCAAAACAAATTCTTGTTTTGTTGAGCAGGAAATACTTGTCAGCGATTCCATACATGGTTTCGCCTTCTTGTACAACATGAGTAACTGTATGCCTTTGCACCTGGCTGTCCGAAAATCCGCCAATCAAGCTTAAACAACACCATGCAAAGATAATGCATACGCAGATTTGCAATACCTTTTTCATCTTCATCTCTCCTTTGCACAATTTCATCAATGGTCTTTATTAAATTGTTGAACATCATAAGGGACTGTATAACTTATAACATCTTTCATAACCAGCTCAAACACTTGCGAAATGCCAGCTATTGGTATGCCTTTATCATGCAGTATTTGTATGATAGGCTTTACAGCAGAACGTGGGTCAAAAGTTATTAAACCGTTTTTTATTTCCATAGCATCACTCCTTTACGCTACATCATTTAAAAAGTAATCGACGCTTACGCCGAAGTATTCGGCAAGTTTTTGCAACGCTTCAACATTAGGTTTGTTTCTGCCATTTTTCCAAGTTGAAAAAGCTGAATTGCTAAGTCCTGTTGCCTTCGCAACCTGATAAGCAGTAACATTGTTTTTCTGCATTAATTCAGCAATTTTTCTATACATTTCAGCACTCCTTTCTTGACGTTCAAATTTGAACGTGATATACTCTAATTGACAAATGTAAAATACTTAAAATTATTTTACGGCTTTAAAGTATTTTTGTTTTACATCTTAGTAATATTATAACATAATGTGTTAGAGTTGTAAAGTAGTTTTGTTTTGCTTTTGTAAAATATTTTTTTCGAGGTATCGAATGTACGAAAAATTTGAAACTCTTCTAAAAGAACACAATACAACAGCATACCAAGTTGCTAAAGCAACTGGTATCAGCAACTCAACATTTTCTTTATGGAAAAGTGGTCGTTCTGAGCCAAAAGTAGCGACCATACAAGCTATTGCTAATTACTTTGGCATTCCTGCTGGTTACTTTTATGAAGATAAAGACTACGCTCTCGGTGTAACAGAACAACAAGCAAAGTCCCTCGGCATAAACACCGAAGCAGTAAAGCAGCAGCTCAACGCCCAGCTTCTCGACGAACAGGCTATTGAGATTGCGAAACAGATTCAGAAACTCGATGACACCCAAAAGATGGCTATCGAGCAAATTATAAAAGGGCTGTTGCAAGGCAAAGGCAAGGCCTGACTTCCCCTTCGCCAGCATGGCATAATACCTTGCAATCTAAAGGAAGGAGGTTAAAACGAAGTCGATGTCATACCACTAACGAGTATGCACAGCTGATTCGACAATTACCAACAGAGCATGTGTATTTCCTGCTACTCTGCATAGAAATTGCCAACCAACTGGTTGCAAAAAGGCAAGCTGAAACTGTAAAATGCGGACTTAATGATTCAACTTGATGTTAGGGGGATTCCTTTTAGGGAGCCATTTGTAGAAGAACTACAGCGATAAGAGGGCGCATATGTCCGTCCTCTTTTTCGTATGTATCGAAAGGAGTTGGTATTAATGTTCGGGTGGTTTTCACGCAAAGCATCAAAAGAAGATATTCAAGAATATATAAAAATGCTAACCATGGTAGCTATGGAAGATAAATACGAAGACAAAGCACAGCTTACCAATATGTATAACTTTATAAAAGAAAAACATATTACGGATGAACAACTTGCCGAAGCTCAATCTATGGCTTGTAATAATATATGGTCTGATATAATGCAGGACGGAATAGTAACAGAAGATGAAGCGCAGAAATTTAGCAAGTATTTGCTTGTATGCGAACATCTCACTCCCAAAGAAGTAAAATACTGGAATGGAAAAATAGAGCTAAACAGAACCCTATATGACATCACAGTTAACGATAAATTACCAATCTATGATAAAAATGATGTTCAGATCATATATAAGGACGGTGAGATACTTCATTATTCAGCATACGCAGATATGATGAAAATGAAAACTGTTACCAAAAAAATTAATTATTCCGGACCATCTGCATCTATACGCATCTGTAAAGGCGTTCGCTATCATGTAGGCTCTATGAGTGTATCAAGAAAAACTTCCTCTTTTTGGACTTCTGATTCATGGGGCATCTTTTGGATAAGCAATATGCGTATAGGATTTTTAGGCAGCTCAAAAGCTTTTGCTTTTCCAATCTCCAAACTCTTCTCTATTTCCGACGGTGACGGCGGATTACACATCTTTAAAGAAGGACGAGCAACGCCGTACATTATACGCCTATCGGAATACGAGGAACCATGTGCTATAATATCGAATTTGCTTAACAAACAATAAAGGAAGTCAGCATCAATGAAAAGAATAATCATAGCACTAATCACTATTTTCTGCATCGGAACATTCACGCTGTCGGCAGAAGCTTATGTCGCTAATCGCAACACTGGCAAGATACACACAAACACTTGCAGCTCTGTATCAAAAATGAGCAACGGCAATAAGGTTTACATCGAATCACAATCAGAAGCAAGAGCATCTGGATATACACCTTGTAAACGTTGTCACCCATTCTAGGAGGCTATAAAAATGAGAAAAATATTTCTTGTTCTTACTACGATTTTTGTGTTTGCTGGCTTGCCATTTTGTGAAGCATCGAAAGCAACAGACGCAAAGTACATCAATGACAATTATTTTGTAGTAACGGGTTCTATCTTAAAAAATGACTTTTTCCCTAAATTTGAAAACATCATGAAAACATATCCGGAAAATGCGAAAGATATTGCAGGAGCAGATTTAGCAATATATACCAAACCTAAATTGCAAGAGCTAAAAGAAAAACTGCAAAATGATTCCAGGGCAAAAGATTCTTACATTGCAACATTGACAAACACATATATTTCTTGCGTAATAAACTTTTTGGATGTAACGGCACGAGTAAAAGACAAGCCATCACTAGACAAAAACACCTGGCTTGCAGATTGGAAGGATTCGGCTGCTAAAGTCAAGGAAGCAAACGATAAATTCAAGCAAGCATATAGCAGTACGCAGTCGACAAAATAAATCAGCAGACCAGAAATGGTCTGCTTTTGTGCTTTTTGAAATAAAAAAGGCTTGAAAAACAGTCTGAACATAAAATTCCAGGTTGCTTTTCAAGCCAGTGTTTTTATACAGTTTATATCATTATTTTTATAAATTAAAAATCTTATCAGAGCTTCATATTTAGCTTATATGAGCATTTGATTTTTACTAATATAAATATAAGCAGAAGCCTTGAAAAGTCGCTTATAAGCTAAATACTAAAGAGATTTTTTGGCGTTTTTTGGCAAAAATTACATGAAAGGAGCTGCAGAACATGACAGTAACAAAAAATCTGAAAACAGGAAAATGGGACTGTGCTTTTTGGTATAAGGATTGGCAAGGCGTACGCAAACATACAACAAAAAGAGGTTTTGACAAAAAGCGCGATGCTGAAAAATATGAAAGCGACATGAGGAACAAAACTCATACACATGATCCGAAATTCAGCGAAGTTATTACAGCATACCGGGAAGAGCTGGACAGCAAACTAAAGCTAGGAGAATTAAAGCAGTCGACTGTCGACAAGAAAAACCAGGCATTAAAATATTATGTCCTCCCTTTCTTTGAGAATATGAACGTCGACAAGGTTACTCCGCTTCAAGTTATGCGCTGGCTTGCCATTCAAAATGAGAAATCAAAAAAAGAACGGCTCTCAAGCAGACTGCTAAATCAGATACGTTCAGAATTAAGCCAGGTCTTTGAATTCTCTAAAAGAAATTGCGGGACAAAAAATAACCCTGTTACTCTTACTGACAGGGTAAAGCCATATTCAAACGATACACGTGCGAAATTATGGACAGTAGAACAGTATAAGATTTTCTATGATGATATTAAGATAGCTTCACATAGAGTACTGTTCAATATCATCTTTTGGGCAGGCTTGCGCATAGGTGAAGTTATGGCTCTAAAAATCGAGGATATATCGCCCTATAAAATTCATGTTAATAAATCACTAATGAGGATACACAATAAAGATGAATTTGTCATTAGCACACCAAAAACAAGAAGCTCCGTGCGTGATGTTGAAATACCGAAATACCTCTATAATCAAATCATAGACTACATAGGCACGCTTTATAAGGCTAAACCAGAAGATTATATCTTTGATGGCATAAAACCGTCGGCTATCAGAACATATATGCAATATCACTGTACTAAGTTAGGCTTGCCAAGAATTAGTCCTCACATTCTCCGGCACAGCTATGCTTCAATGCTTTACGCAGCTACCGGAGATATTCTAGCAGTCGCTAAACAGATTGGTCACGCAGATAAAAACACAACCTTTGAATTTTACGCTCACATGATGCCAGAAGCTAATAGGAAAGCTGTAGACAAATTAGAGAGTTTAACCGTTGATAAGTCAACTAAAAATAGTGAATTTTAATTTTCGGAACTCATTTTGAACTCATCTAGTAAAAAAAAGAACCGCTAAATCCCATAAATACTAGGGTTTAGCGGTTTTTATTTACAATGCTCTATATTGATTCTACTAAATCGACTACTTTTTTACAAGCGGTTTTCTATTGCGCTGTGAATATCTTTGCACTTATTTTTTTCATTTTTTTAGTTGCTTTTATTTTGGAACTCATTTGGAACTCACAAGCAAAAAAGCAGGCTGACTAAACCTGCTTCTTTGTAGCCGTATGTAATAAGAAGATAATTGAGATACCGAAATGGAAACAAATTCAAACCAAACCACACATATATTATAGCATATGCTTACAGCAGGTGCAAATAATATAATTATTGTCTTTCCTTTGCTCTCATTTGAGCTACCCATAAGTCAAGGACTTTTCCGCTAGGAGCATCAGGGTCACACATATAAGCTTTAGCAATCTTGACAAGTGTTCCGGTATCGCCGCTAAACGCTGCTCCATAATCACTATACACCATGTTCAGCACATAATACCAATCAGCTTTATGCTTAATATTATGTTGCTCTGCTAGTTGATTGGTCTGCTCATACGTCCAATGCTCACCATTAGTGCCATCGGTGTTCTGCATCTTACTGACAGCCAACTTTGCGAGTGCTTCATCGAAACGAGGACCATAAGCTACACAGTGCAAGTCATACAACGTGCGATAAAAAAGGTCTGGGCAATGCATCTTAAGCTTTTCTAATGCACTGCAAACAATTTCTTCCATTGCTCTCTCTTTTGTATCATCACCTATAATCTTGTTCCAATACTCTTTATAGGAGTGCATAACTACACCTCCTTACGCAAGTTTAACCACGCTAATAGCTGCCCTGTTAATTGTTGCCGCTGCCGTTGCCTGTACCTGTAAACTTGTTATGTTGTTTACTGCACAGCAAGAAGGACGAACACGAATCAGCGTAGTAAAGGAAATATTCACAGCTGTGTCAGCAACGCCAGTAACAATGCTTTCCGCACCATTAATAACAGAAGATGTGCTTTCCGTTGTGCTTAAAAGCTGTAAGCCTACATTGAAATATATGCAAAGCTTCATTGCGCGCCTATTGAAGCTTTAAGCCAAATTGATTTAAAAACTGATTAAGCTGTTCATCATTCATGCCTTTTTGTTTGGCAAGATTCCTTACAATATTTTGAATCTGTTCAGGTGACTTTCCTTGCCCCATCTGCATTGCCCTACTCATTAGCTGATTTTGTCCTGCGAACTGCTGCATTAGTCCCATTGGATTTCCTGCTTGCTGTACCATCTGCATCATCTGGAATATGTTCATCATTTGTCATTCCTCCAATCTGCTCTTCGAGCTTTTCAATGCGTCTTTGCAATGCTAGCACTGTGTTATTGTCAGCGTAGGCAGGAGCTTGCATACCACCGTCCTGCTGAAGCTGATAAACTCTAAAAATCGGCAAGCCGTCCATGCCTATAAGCTTTTCATAAATTTTTCCTTCGGCAGGAGCAGGAAAATATGTACTCGTTCCGTCAAGGTCAACTTGCGCTGCTCGTGCTTCTTCAATGCTTGTAACAGGTCTGCCTTTAATTTGCTGTACAGGCGGATAAGCATTCGGCTGCGCAGGTGGCATCATTGTCGGCATTGGTTGCTGATACATTTGTTGTTGTTGCTGTTGCAGATTAGCTAACCTCTGTTGCATCTGCTGTGTAGCTCCATAAGGATTGTAATAATTTCCGTACATCTTTATCACCTCACCTATATTTTAAGTGGTAGCAATAAAAACAATCCCTAAAGCTAAAGACACATTCTCCTATACATTCGGACATAATTTAGACACGATTCAGACAGCAAAAAATGAGCAAAAAAAATAATCCCCATTAAGAAAAGCTTTTACACTTCTCTTAATGGGGATTACTTCATTTAGAAAGCACTCGATTAATAGCCTTATACGCAGTGCTTATTTCTCTGTCAACAGTTTTAGTGGAGATGTTCAGCTCCATTGCGATTTGATAATTCATTTTGCCGTCAACAAATTTCATCTCACAGATTTTCATTTGCCGTGGCGTTATCTTCGCTTCTTGAAGCACTGCATAAAATGAGCGGCGCGAGCTTTCGGTCATCCATATCCTCGCGCTTTTTAGCAGTTCTTTCATTAAATCACCTTTTTAAAACATAAGCAAGTAGTGCAATCAGACCAATGTTAGCGAACAACATTCCAGCCATGATATAAAACTGCTTATCAATAATTCTTTTGTTTTCAGCAAACAGCATTGTTACCATACCAGCAGGCAAAACTTCCTGCTTAACATTTTCGTTATCATTCATCCTATCACCTCATATAATATATCTATTTGATATATTATATCACGCCAACAAACAGGCAGTCACTAAACAATTTAAGCAAACATTTCGTTTTGCCTTAATTCTTCATAGCAGCATACAGTGCGCATCCTGCTATTATGTATGCTATGTTGCGCTGTTTTTTAATGCGCTTCTGTTTTAGATTGTACTCTTTTTCTAGCTCCGCTAAGGATTGATTGACACTCGTTAATAAGCTCTCCTGCTCTTTGACTTTGATTTTCAGCGTCAGACAAAGACTGTTCAGCTCTTCCGATTTCTTCTCTAGCTCCGCCAGCTTCTTGTCGGATGTTCCCAACTGCCCCTTCGATTGCATCAGCAGTTTTTTGTAATTCTCGTTGATTCGTTTCAGCTCCGCTAAGTTGCTGCTTAATTTTTGGTACTGATACTCCGTCAGAACGTACTCCGTCACTTCGTCCGAATACCGGGGCGAACCAGCCGACGCGTTGAGCGGCAAACCAAATAGTGAAAGCAACACACACACCAAAGGTACAAGCAGCAGCGATTTTAATTTTTTGCATTTTTTCATCTTCCATTATTACCTCATATAAATATCTATATTTGTAAAATATAATAAACCTCGTCAGACGCACAAATTTCGCCTACAAGTGATTTTAGATTCCGCCACGATAAATCATAAGCGGCACTATTTTTAAAACGCTTATAGGCGATGCAATTTGTGTGTGATTTTTGTCCAAAACCGTTAACTTATAGCCTACTTGTAAGATAGATATTCAGAATGATTTTAGAGTGCAAAATAATGATGCAACGCACCCAGTACAAAGCCTGCAACTAAACCAACAACAAATTTCTTGTCAATAACAAATGCTTTCAGTTCTTCCATTGTATCACCTCCAATCATTGTAAAATGTGTCACCGACTATTACGCAAAAAAATACAGAAAATGCTACACGTATAGGAGAGAATAACTAAACCTCTTGTCGGCAACTGTATCTAAAGCATGAGCTTTAAATCATCTTCCATTGCCAGCTTCACCATATGCAGGAATACCATAAGGCGTGGTTAAATCAATACCAGCAACATACTCATAAGTAGTTTGCGCTCTATTGGCATAACCTGCTCTATACAGTTCACCAACATCAGCAGCAATCCAATAATAAGTTTTAAACAGTTTGTTCAACGCTTCAAGGCTGCGCAGGTCTACACGTTCAAAACGATTCTCCAAGAAACGCTTTACAACGTAGGTTGACGTAGGACACCACATACCAGCATAAATCAAACATCTAGTATCGTCCAACGTCGGCACTTGCTGAAGCACTTCTACATATTGCAGGCAGTCACGTGACAACTGATCTAATTGCGCCTGCTGCCCTGCTTCACTTCTCAAAAGCTCTTTAAGCATCGGCAGTTCTCCGCTTGCCTTAATATCAATATAAGTGCGGTCTGCATACTCTGCGCCGCCGGGGATAGCTTTCAAAAGCTCGTTGGCTCTATTGCCTTCCCATTGGCTCACGCCGATTGACGGATAATCATATGCAGTGCTTTTTGCCACACTGTCATAGCCGCCTTCAATTCCTGTGTTAATCAGTCCTTTTGCAATTTCTCTCGCAAGGCTTTTGCTCCAATCACTCATCGTTCCGCTCCTCACTTTTCACTTTAAACATTCTTGTTTCAATAGCCTTGTTGCCCAGCTGCACAAGCAGCAGCGCTACCATGCCCAGCGTGCAGCTTTCGTAGTTACCCCAAGTTCTGGCCCAAAAAGCAAGCCATAAAGTAACCAGCACCCAAACGGCAAAGCCTATAACGGCACAGATTCTGCCAACGCTATAAGCGTTGTCGTTCTTCTTTAGCATATTAATTATTTTACGCATGACACTTACACTCCTTGCATTTTTCATCATGTACTTTTAAATCATAGTTAGGCAGTTCATTTAACTGCTCCATCAGACTGTCAATCACGCCATTATCGCCCAGCGCCTCATAGCTTTTGTAACAAGCGTCAATGCTTTCTTTTGCGTAAATAGGTATCCATCCTCTATCCTGGACATAGTGATTATAAGCCTGGATAATTCTGTCGCGCAGAAGAGCTTGAAGTCCAGCCTTTAGAGCATCATTTTGTTTCTTCTTCTGCCGATACATAGTAATCAGTAGCGTTATTACGCAACCAGATATGACGTTAATAATAGAATTCAGCGCCGCATCTAAAGACTGTTCTATCATTTCATTACACCCCTATGTCATACTTCCATTGTCACAGCTTCTACTTCTGCCGCCGTAGTTGCTGCCTCAACTTTTTCTTTTGCTACACGATATGCAGTATGCAGTTTGTTTGAGCGTACCGCAATGGCAGCAATAATCATCTTTAAATCGTTAGCCGTTACTGGCGTATCGGCATTATCTGCCGTGGTCCACTCTATTGTAGCTCCTTCGCCTTGCAGTTCCAACGCAATAATTGCAGCACTGATTCTGTCACGGGCTTTACTGTCGTAGTCGTAGAGGTACCCGCCGTATTCCACCGGCTCAACCTCTTTGCTATCACGCAGACGCTTTAATTCCATGATTTTACGTTCACGCAAGATTTCGATAGGTTCTTCGGCGTGGATAACTATTACACCTAATTCCTGTAAGGTATCGTCACTGATTGACAAAGGAATAAAGATTCCGTCTTTGCCTAGTGCTTCCGAAAGGTCATACAAGTTATTATAGCTGTTAGCCTTATACGTGTATGTATTCATCAAAATCACCTCTTAATTAAATATTATTTCAACTTTAAATTTCTTTCCTACGTTTGCGGCACTAAACATACTAGAAATACTTGACGGCACACGTTGCACATAGGTGTAAAAACCTGTTGCAGCACTTTGATATGAAATTTTACCGACTGCAAGTGATTGGGTAACACCAGTTTCCATAGGTGTTATCTTAAGGCTGATATTACGGCTGCCACTCGTAACGCCTTCTTCTAGGAAGGCAATGTCAAGCCATCCAGCGTAGTAATTCAGCATAACAAGAGTAACGGCTCTACCGTCATGTGTAACATTACCTGTAACCTCACCATAGTAACCACTGTTGGCGTTATATCCATATTGGCCACTTTTAGTTCCCATAGTCATAATGAATACATTCTCATCAACCACACCGCCCTCAGCACGTTTGAACATAAATAGACGATTAAGTCCCATGTTACATCACCTCTATGATAACTTAGATGCTTGTACGATGCTAGTTTTGTTACCGCTATTATCTAATGCTATAAGGATATTAAGTAATAAACCTGCACTCGTAATAGCTACATCACTAGCACTACCAATGTATTTTAGTGTACCACCATTAGTTATAGTTAGAGGATAATCAGCACTAGCTTTGATATATGCAGTAAAGACTAATGATTGACCACTATTTAATAAATAAGTGAAGTTTGTTAAATCTAGAGTAAAGCTACCTGTTGCATTATAAACAGCCGTAACTTTAGTAGGTTTTACAGAATTGCCACTAGCATAATCTGTTTTATACTTTTCTGTGCTCAACAATGCTAAATCAAACGATTGTTGAGCTGTCCATGTATTCTGTGTAGACGTGCTAACCCCACTACCACTCCCGCCACCACTGACAGTAATAGTTACGTTGCCATTGCTATCGGGTTTAGTGTTATTTACAGTTTTTATATAGCCTGCGTCATTAGTAAATGATGATACGTTTGTAGGGATAGCTGCCTGTACAAAAGCCGTTGTCGCTATCTGTGTAGTGTTCGTTCCAACTGCCGCAGTAGGTGCTGTCGGTGCACCTGTTAGCCGTGCCCCGCCGTTCCAGCCGTTGCCGTTGATATTTCCAACTAAAACAGCTCCAGATTTTGTACCGGTTAGGCATTTGTAGAAATTCCAGTTGGGGTCATATTCATAAAAATCAACAGAATCATGACCAGAATAGCCAAAATCTATAGCATGATAGTAGGAGTTAGCGTCGCCCTCGCCGCGGAATTTGCGGCACTGAAAATAGTTTGCTGTCGCTGTGCCTGTCTGGAAATTAGTCGCTGTGATGCCGCCAGTTACGGTGCCGCCTGTTAACGGCAGGTATTTTCCTGAACCACCACCGCCCATGTTAGCTATAGCCTCGGTAACCACTTTATTTTGGACCGGATTAGTGCTAGTAGTCGACAACTCAGCGTCAATGGTTACCTTTTGCATCAAGCCTACAACCGGGTTACCGTCGGCCCCGGTTGCCTTTACTCCGTCTGCCAAATCGGCAGCGGTGACGGTATTACCGGTAAGGTCTACCAACGTGTTACCGCCGTATATAACTTTATTCACTGCCATTTTTTATACTCCTTAGCCTATAGTAACAGTCTTGCCGCCTTGAGCATTGTCGCTCTCATTGTAGGGTATCGGCTCTACAGTCACCTGCGACAAATAATTAAAACCCTGTGCGCTGTCAGGCAAGATTGTTTGCGCTGTTGTTTTTGGGGTAGCAGTCTTAGCCTGCGCTTTTGCGCTCTCAGTGCCGCTCATGGTGCCGGTAACGCCTAAAATGGATACACCTGCCCTGATGTTTGTAGCAATGATTTTGGCCTGTTCGGTTGTACTGATTTTAACCTTGCCTGCGCCGTCATGGTAACCGATAGGCACGGTGTATTCGTCAGCCTTCTTGCTGATTTCACCGCTGACAGCACCATTGTTCTTCATCTCGCCTGTAATTTTAACGCCGTTGACGTAGGCTGTTTTTCCGCTGAGGATTTCTGCGCTGGCAGCAGTCGCATCGGAAGTATCGGCGTTAAAAGTGCAAGTGCCTACAATCGGCGCACCGCTTTTATCGTGAGCAGTATATGTGCTCAATATCTTATCTGCTGTAACAGTATCGGCGGTTAAGTCGATTAATGTTTTTCCTCCATACACTACCTTAGAGATATTTTTTTCAGCCATAATTTACTTCGACCTCGCTTCCTATGTATGCCGTAATTCCATCGGATAAATTGGATGTTTCAAAATATGGAATTTTTTCGACAGTAATATTTTTTGTTAATTGTTTGTTTGCCGTCGGCAATATCTGCACCTCATGTGCTTCGGAATGCACGGTGTATTTGCCGTCATAAATATCGGCTCCAATACTCCGTGCTGATAAGATTCCATGTAGGTTGCCTTTAGTTGGTGACAAATTGCCATGCAGCTCACCTTTGGCAACTGTCAGCGTACCATGTAACCTCATTAGTAGGTCACCTCCTCCATTAAGAGGAACTCATGTGGCGGAATAACTGTATCAACGTAGCCATCAGCACGGCGAAGTTCAATGTCATATACATAAGCTCCAAACGCCAACCCTTCGGTATCTGCTGGCTTAATATCAAGCTCACCGCCAACGATAACTTTTTGCAGAACGATAGTCTGGTTACGTGCTGTGCGCCGAAGCGTAAATGTTAATACATCGCTGTCAGTCAGTTCAACATTCCTGCCGTTAATATCGGTGATGCTAATGTTAAAAACACCGCTATCACCTCTAATCATTCTGATATTGTTGTCATCAACTTTAAACACCACTATCACCTCTTACAATTCTATATTATTGAGTTCAAAAACAGTTTTGCAAGATTCTACTTCAGCCTGTTTTTTCCAGCCTGCTTGTTTGCAATCTCCTATATGTATGCTTAAGTCAGCCATCCACTGTAACACCTGACTAGCACTAAGATATTGAATTGTCTTTTCTTTTTCTCCGCCTTTATAACCACGAACAGGGCAACCGATGGAATATTTTTCAGCAAACTGCTCTGAATTTACATTAAGAGCAATGCCTTGCATCGTGATTTGCGTTTCTAAATCGCTGTCATAGGTGACTTTTTCTCCGCTTGCTTCACTAACAAAACCGCCAGTAATTTTACTTGCAGTCCAATCGTTAATCTCTTTTAGCTTAAGTTTTTTTTGAAAAACTAAAACAAGATCATCATCATCTTTCGGAAAAACAACATCACCGTTTTCATCAAGAGAAAAATCGGTAGGAGTAGCAGAAGAACTAATATTCTTGATGACATACTCGTCAACGCCGTTATCCATGCCTGCAATGTAGTTTTTTAAAGAATCTTCGGAAATACTAATAGCAATACCTTTTTTGTTTTTAAACAAATAAAACATTTATTTCACCTCTTTAATACTTAACTCCATAAATTTCAATGATAGAGCTGTTTTGGGATGCATTGTACCAAATAGTATCTGTCGAAAGAAGGTGAGTAGTTGTTCCAGATTGCACCCCTGAATACAGGCACCAATAAGAGCTATAGTCATTAATAAGATAAAAACTATATCCTTCAGAAAATGCTTTTTGTAAATTCCAAACATCGTGCAATTCGTATTTAATATCACTACCAGTATCGCCACTTCCAACCACCAAAATCTTATCATACAGTGTGTAAGATTCTTTAAGCATTATTGTACTTCTCGTTCTGTCACTTCCGCCCGATGTTGTCGGGAAAGAAGCATCACCGCCATAAGCTCTAATGCCTGTAGAAGTATTATTAATATTTCTTACATCTGTACCACCATTTCTTGTTTTCATGGTATCCCAATCAATTAATGCTACAAGTGTAGGTGTAGTGTTTCCTGCAAGCTTATCTAACAAATCTGTTTTAACAAAAGCAAAATCATTACTGTTAACACTAGAAATGTTTTTATTAAAGCTATTATAACTAGGGAATACATGAATTTTATCTAACTTACCTGTTGTACTTGCCAATTTTTTTACCCCCTTATTTATTTGTTGTTGGAATATATGGTGTTGCTCCACCATATTCAATAATAACAAAACCTTGTGTTCCGTCACTCACTCTAAATCTTTTTGCACGGTCGCCGTCGTTACTGTAAAAGGTGTTTTTACCTCCTGCGCCTACAACAATTTGAATAGTACTGTTCGGAGTTACTTCAACTTCTACATCAGCAACATAAGCACCGCTATTTCCTGCAACACCAATTTGATTAGAAGTACCATCAGAGTCAAAAAAATGAAATGAACCGCCACCTGCACCATAGATGTTAAACGATTCAAAGGTTCCTGTAGATGTATAAGTTACGCTATCTTTCGTTCCTAGCACATTAGCATAGTAATATCCAACCTTATCCATTACGTTTGCTAAAGAAGCGACACCATTCTTGTTAAGCGGAAAACCGTATCCATGTACAGAAAAATCCCTGTTTCTGGCGGTAACATATTGTCCTCTTACACCATTTTTAGAAGCAGCAGGCTGATTAACAGTCATTACATTACCGCTTCTTAAAGTAGCAGTTGCGCCTTGTCCGCCGGAAATAACATAACTGCCAACTTTCGTATCTCCGCCGTTTCCTGCTTGCATATCCAACGTGGGACAGGCATTATAAGCACCAACAGTAATACCGCCAGCTCCACCGCCGCAACCAGTAACATATATTTTTGTAACGCCAGCAGGAATTCTCAAACTGTAAGTGCCTACGGTTTTATAGATAAGTCTTGTACGCTTTAACGTAACTACATCTTTATACAGCAGATACTTCGAGCCGTCTTTTTTTTGCATCTCAAAAACAGTTTCCGGAATGCTACTCATTTTTTTTGAATACTTATCTTTGTCAACCTTATAAGATAAAATGCAAAATCCGTCTACACCGTTACCCCCTGTACTGCCTTGTACCTTACTAGAATTGCCAACAGGTGAACCGCCGCTAGAGTAATTAGTGCTACTACTGCCGCTATAAACGCCACCTCTGGCAGTTACACCTAATGCAGAAGAAGCTTCTCCGGCTGTACCATAAACATAATCAGAATCGCTTGTCGTTACACCTTCGCCACCTTTTCCGCCAGCACCAATAGTAATAGTGTACTGCGTGCCAGGGGTAACACTAATAGTTCTTGTTACACGTTCGCCATAACCTATAGCCATTTCTACATCACCTCTTTTATTGCTCCCCAGAATTCTCGCAAGTAATCACAATGGCATAACTCACCGTCTTTTTGTACTGCAATAGGACAAATACAACGGCAAATATCCAAATGCTCACAAGTCTTACATTTAATAGGCAAAAGTTCCTCAAAAATTTTTCTATGCTTTTCCTGTAGCTCTGTAAAGTTATCTGTAATATGCCCTACAATCTTATCTGTATTATGACACAGCATAATTTCTCCGTTAAAATTTACGCTAAGGCTTACTACAGCAGGACGGCAAGGCGGATAAGGATATTTGTAAAATTCTTCTTTGTTAAAACCCCTTACACGCAAGATTTTTGAGTAAAACCAATGTCGAATATAGGGAGCAATCTCACTATCAGAATTTGCGATTAACCACAAATTTTTAACTGCATTTCTTACTGCATTAGGCTTAAATTGATATAGGTCAAGCGGCGTATGCTCACTCAACACATTCATAAGACCACAAGTGATTTCTGTTCCAGGAAACGTATAATGTAGCCAATCAAAAGCTTCTACCATGTTATCGTTTATAGCATTAAAAACAGTGTTAACCGCTCTTTTCCTTATGCGCAAAAACTTTTTACACGCTTCTTTACTGGGTACTGCATTTCTCGCAGCTCTTGCGTTCGGTGCATCATAGCTCATAATAAACCAAATATCATGCTCGTTACAGAAGTCAACTATTTCATTATTTAAAAGCAATCCGTTACTAAAAATTCTATAGCTAACATTCTGTACGCCGAATTTTTTAAACTCAAGTACGAGTTTCTTAATGGTTTCCCAATAAAGCAAAGGTTCTCCGCCCCAAAAATATAATCTGCGAGGATTATTTTCAGCGTATTTCCAAGGCAGGTTACTCCACATAACTATAAAGTCTTTTACCTCTTGCGATAACTCTTTTCCATGAGGGGCAAGATTAAAACAACTTTTAATAGGAGTTTGAACGCAATGCCTACATGACATATTGCAAGCAGTACCAAGGAAAAGATAAACCGCACCCAGGTCGTTAAGCTCGTGTAATTCTTCGCTAAAATTATTCATAAGTACCTTAGTTGCCTTCGCCGCCACTTGATTCGCCAACGCTACCGCTACTGCCACTGTCATTGTAGTTTCTTCCGTAACCGCCAGCACCAGCCCCTGAAATCTCTACGGTAATTTCAGTAACGCCTTCCGGAACAGTAAAGGTATAAGTTTCAGCATTGCTCCACGATGTAATTACATCTACCTTATTAGCCATAATTTACCTCTTATTCTGTATAGGTAATCATTGTTACACCTACACTATCAATACCTAGATTTCTTCTTGCAGCTTCGGCAGTTGTAGCTCCTGTGCCGCCATTAGCAATAGGCAATGCTCCGTTCGTATTACCTAAACCCAAAACATAACGAACACCAGCAACGGTAGTTTGTCCTGTACCGCCACCAGAGATAGAAAGAACTTTATATGTAGCATCGCCGCATAACGCCATATCCTGCTTTCCTGCTGCCGGAATTGGCGCAAGTCCTGCTCTACCGGAGCTGTTGTATGTTGCGCCTGTCATATTAGCGATATTAATATTGCCACTTGAATCAGGCTTTACGTTATTTACGGACCGAACAAATTTAGCTTTAATCTGCCCTAAAAAATAGCTTAATCCGTCAAGATCAATCAATTTTTGCAAGTTAGCCATTATGCAAGCTCCTTTGTAATCAAATTCTGAATTTCAACATTTGTTGCTGTCTGTAATCTGTAAGCTCGTGGAATAACTTCCCAAGCTACCGAACCGTCTACATAAGTTGCACCGATTGTAGCTTTGCTAAAATCCGGTTCACTCACAGCAGTATCGCCACCAACAATACAAGCTAAGACAACACTTTTAGGCAAGTTGGGTGACAATACGATGTCGCCATTTGCATAAGATGTACTGTTCTTGCGAATGTTTAAACTGTTAAAAAGGTACTGGCTTTTTAAATCGCTCACATTTTGCAATTTGTTAAAGTATTCAAGCGGCGGTGCTTCTCCTTTGTCAAGATACCCCCAACCACGCAGGTAATCAAGCTCAGGCCAAGAATCAATCATCTCACCGACGCTTGCGCTGCTGCCAAAAATTAAATCAAAAGTAGGCTGTTTCATTACCATTATTCAACAAGTCCCCCTTTCACCTTTATAATCCTTGCGAATGTTCCTTGATTAAATCCTTTAAACCTATAAGGATTTTCTCCGCTTCTGCTAAAGCCGAACGTATTTGTAGCATCGAAAGAATAGACATAAATTACGCCAATACCGGCGCCACGGATAATAAGGTTCAGTGCATCAATCAAGCGGCTTTCTTGACTTGTTACTAAACGTCCTATTCCTATACGCATTTTGGCATTTCCGGCATTTACAGCAGAAATACGTTCAACACCAAAAACTTTCTTTATGCTGTGTATAGTGCTAACGCGAGAGCAGTCCGTCGTATTTTTCTCAATCTTCGAGATAACAGCAAGACGGTAATAACGGTCGTTTAAGTCGCTGGATGTAAGATAATTATCATACATACGTCTAAACGGAGCTTGCCCGAATCCCATGTTGCCATGATCAGGAAAACCAAAAAAATCCATTGCAATAGCATTTTCAACACGGCGAGTAATATCAGCGACTTCACCGCACATATCAAGCTGCTTACCAACCGCAGTATCTGGCCATATCTGTGTCCTTATCTGCTCCCTTACTTTATCTATGCTGTCGAGTTCGTTTCCAACGGCATTAAGAAAAGCTTTAATGTTAGGCTTGTTGCGAAACTGACTTAACAAATGGTTATACATTCTTTCGCTTGTAGTCATGGTTACAACTCCAAAGCTACAGTAACATTAGCAAGCTTTGTTACTGCCAGCTCATTACGTTCAATCGAAATGTTTTCCTGCTTATACGTTTGACCGTCTTTAGACACGCTGCACTCAATATAGCTAATACCGTCAACACCGCTGTAAATAGGACCAAGCAAACGCTGATAAATAACATCATTGCCCATCGACAGCTTGCTAATCTGTTCAAAAACGATATTTTTAATTTTATCGATTGCATCACCGGGTAAAATTTCTTCGTTATATTCTTTAATAATAACCTTGACATAAATCTGCACCTCATGCGGACGGCTAAAGCATACATCTTGCGCTGCACCCTCACTGTCCTCAATGCGAACGCAAATATCGCCGTTTGTATCAATACCTAAAGGTGCAACATTCAAGATAGTGCGAGCAATAGCTTCTTCATCGCCACCGAAAACAATAGCCTGGAAGGAATGAGGTTTTAAACCATCAACCGTTTCATCAGAGCGGTTTTCATAAATCGTTACGCTGGTAACATCCTGCAATTCAAGTAATGCTGCCTTAATACTTTCTTTCATTCCTATGCTGTTTCTGAATACAGCAGACGCATAACGCTGACGAACTTCGGATGCTGTTTCGTAGTCACGCCCTACATATGTTTCAGATTCGTTGCTAACAGAAAACCAGCCGTCATAATTTGTGTTGATGTAATTCACGCTATTTAGCAAAGGTTCAATTTCTCCGTATTCCTCACAATCAAAACGAATAGGACTTCCAACCTGCGTTACTACAAATGATTCGTTAGGCACAACGACAGCTCCATATCGCCTGTCTGTGCGTTCAAAAACCAGTTTGCCTTCAACAATACTGCCTTGCCACTTTTCAATGCTCTGAGAAGCCAAGGCAACAGCGACAATCAACGCAGTATCATTTTCTTGCGCTGTATATTTTATAACTACATCATTATCAAACTGCACACTGTAAACCTTTCCTTTAGTCGGCGTTTCAACTTCAAGCGTTACATGTACGCAATCATTAAGAGTGATCGTGCTTTCTTCGATAATATTCCATTTGTAACCGGAAGCATCTTTAATCTGGCAGTTAGCAGGAAGAACCATTCCGCTACGTCCATAACATACAGCATAGAGATAGCTTGCCTGAGCTTTCTTGCGCTGCACATTGGTGTAAGCAAGCGTATTGTCTAAGCTGCCTTCGCTGGCACTAATCGGCGAGCGGTCATAATAATCACGCTCTAAAAGCTGCCACATTCTGTCAAGTTCAGCAGCATACACGCCAACGAGAACGCCTATCATGCTGTTAGGTTGACGGCTAACTGTCGAGCCTAAATTTTGCTCCAAGCTTTTAAAAATATCTTCACGAATCTCCGGCAAACGCTTTCTGACAAAACCGTTAACTGTTACTCCGTACTCCATAGCCTAAAACCTCCTTCCTTACAATCATGCCGTATTCAGTTTCTGCTTCATAGCTTAATAACATTTTTCGCGTAGTAGATTCAAAATCAATATCAATGCTAACTAAATTGCTTACTCCGTCAACTTTTAAAATTTGCTCACGGAAAAGCTCTCTAATTAGCGTAAAATTAGGATTTTTAACAAGCACATAATCGAGATAAGGCACGCCGTGCGTAACATCTAAAAACCATTCACCTAAAAAAGTAAGCAACTGTATTTTTATCTGTTGCGCTACACGCTCAACATTGTCGATGAACAGCACATCACCGTTTAAAGCAAGGTCATGCGTCTTTGCGTTTAAAGCTAAATCAAGCACTTGCATCACCTCCTAAATAACTAGGAACATATATGTCCAATCCGTTCTCTTGACTTTGTGCAAGTAACCCACAATCAAGATAAAGCTTTTCAACAATCGCTTTCTTGTTAGGAGTTTTTACAACATTACCTCTATCCTCTACAAGGCAAATGAAATCCATTTTACTGTTAACTTGCCAGAACGATTCCGCATAATCATTAATCTGCGTAGCTTCAGTAGCCCTAGCTGTCAAAATATCTTTGACAACAGTTTCAAGCTCCGGCTGTTCAGCATCAACAATCTTTTCTCCAGCACTGCCTTCTGCTTGTGCCGATGTTTCAGATGTAGTATATTTGATTTTATCGGCAAGATTTTCTTTTAGCCATTCCCAAGCATACCAATACGGCGTTAAATCAATCCTGCCTACATCAGCATTGTATTCAATGCCGTACTTTTCATCATCTTTGCACTTTAACGCAGCTTTTGTCTGCGATACATAAGCACCACGAATAACAGCACGAACAGAATCAGACACGCTAGCGACATCACTAAAATAGCTATCAATAGCTTTTTCAAGTTGGACAAAATACGTCCACGAGCCTGTTAGTGTAGGGAACGCCACAATGCAAGCCGCTTTTTGTTCCTCATAAGCTCTCAAAACATCTTCTTTCTTCATAGCGTCCCTCCTTTACTGTGACGAACTCGTAGTTCCATGATGATAAGAATGAGTGTGACCGATAAGACTGATACCGCCACCTTGTACATCTCCTGTGCATGTGATTGTCCCTTGCACGTTGATGTTACCCACAATGTTTATCGTGTTACCAGGCGTAAGGCTAATCTTTGTGCTGCCATTAATAACTTCCACGTTATCAGCAGAAATTGACTGCGAGGGCATCATGCCGACAAAACAAAAGCCGTCGGTCAAATCATATTGCCGTGGGTCGTGGTTGTCATCACTCCCTGCGCCTAACCATTCATCAATACTACGCTCAGAAAAAACTATTAAGCAGCTATCTCCTGCTTTAACCGGATAAGTAATCTGTGCCGCTCCTGCGTGGGGCATAAAAACAGGAACACCGTCGATAACAGGATATTCAAGAACCCTATCATCAGCGGTGTATTTCTTTAGCGTTGACTTTACACTGGCAAGGCAAGTAGAAGCATCAAATGACAAAATCGTACCAGGCAAGCAGGTGTGAATGTTGCCTATTTTTTGCTGCATAAGATTTTCCAATCCTTCCAGCGTATCTGCTGTTGCATCAAGGCTCATATCTAATCACTCCTTCGGTACAATCTCATACACTTCAAGCTCCGTATACCAATTCTGTCCGCTATACGAGCCGTTATGCTTTAAGCTTTCTATTTTAAACCACCCTTTTATTTCCTGCGAATCAATGTAAACCAAGTCTCCCGGATTTAATACAGGCTGCAAAAGGCATTTAACATTCCAGCCTGCTTTCTTATCCCTTTTAGGTTGGGTAGTCTTTTTACTTGTTTTTTGTTTTGCTGCTTTTGTTGGACCTTTAAGAAGTTTTTCAACAAAACCAATTAATCCGCTTTTAGGAGTAAGCTTTATAGCTTGCACATTGGTATTACCGCCTTGCTTAATAATCTGCAAGGTGTTGTTTTGAATACTCCATTCTAAATCAGTCCCGGCACACACTTTATCAAGACACTCACGTCCTGCACCAACAAAAGAAAAGCCATTGGCAAACGTCGCAAATTCGCAATCATCAGCATACGTCACTACAAGTCCCATATCTGCTGCAACATCGTCAAGAGCTTTCTTCCTGCTAACATCTTTAGCGTAAGACAAGGACACGATACTATCACGGATAGCAACGTGCCCATCATAAAGCTTCATCTCTGTTACTTTGTCAGAACCACTCATGTAGGAATAACAATCGGTTACCCAGCCGATAAAAATTCTTTTCAAGCCAGCGTCCTCGCTGTACCCCACTTCCAGAATACAGATTGTATCTGCTCTTTCCAATTTGTCAGCAGTCGCTTTTGAAAGGTTATAAATTTTCAGCGAGCAGGAATTGCTTTGTTTAGCAAGGCTTTTTGCAATATCGAACTCTATCTCTAATCCCTGTTCTTTCGCCTTCGCTTCAATAACAACGCCGTCTGAACCTTGTACGCCTAGAGTAATTTTATAAATGCGGTCAAACTGTGCCATAGCTAACCTCCATAAAATTCATCTTCCGTGCAATACACAAGCGTAGCTGCTCCGCTTTGAAAATCATCTCTGCCTACACTTTCTTTGTCTGTCAAGACAAGTAATTCTCCCCTCGGAGCATTACTTTTATGATGATTCATCAACAAGGGAAATTTCGGAACAACGCAAGCGTTAGCAAGAATTACATTGTTGTTAGCGTCCCAAAGGTGCAATGCCCAAAATTGCCCTTCATGGTTCCAGCACATCCTTACTTTATATTTCTTGCCGTCAAAAGGAACGCTAAAAACAACATCATTGCCGTCAGCAAAATTAATCGTAATCATGTTACCTCCTAAAACAGCAAGCCTAGTCCGCTTTTAACGCTGTCTACTCCGCCAGCAAGCCAGCTTTTATTTGTTGCGGTTTCGCTTCCTAGAGAATCACTAATGCCACCAGAACCGTCACTGCCAGGAATATTAGCAGAACCTCCGCCAATGTCAACAGAAGATGTTTTTCCTGCGCCAGCGTTTGCCGCAGTTTCTCCAGCGTTTTCTTCCTGCGACGCTGTTACAACGTTTTCGGGAATTGCCGTTGTCTGCGTAGTTACCTTAACAATCTGCTGAAAAGCTAAGTCAGCATAAATAATGCTTTTCGACGAATCCTGCTTGCTTACTCGGCAAGAAGTCATAACCATGTTGTCATACTTCTTCTCGGGACGAATGATAGTCACAGGCTCCTTCTTATCTCTGATTTCCTCTAAAAGCTGCAAACCGTTAGCAAATTTCTTTTCTCCCCACCCATTCTTATAGAACCACGTTACAGGAGTAGACGAAATGCCGACAGTCATTGTCAGTTTTAAAGGCTTGTTGACAATATGGTCCGCAATTTCAAAACCTGTTTCTACCGGATGTCCTGTTACATCCTGATCATAGGTGTATTCAAAAGATTTTACTATATCAACCTTAAGAGAACCAACCTGCGTAGGATTTTTAATGTTGTAGCCTAAAATGTCTGCAAGCATATTACTATACCTCGCTTAAAGGAAAGTAGTTAGCAACTGGCCAGCCGTTATTGCGACTAACAACATTGCCTACCGCAGTTGCTGTTGCTTCCGGAGAAGTGCTGGCAGTTGTAACTTGAATGTAATTTGTTGTATTGCCGCTATTGGAAATGTTAGAAGAAGTGTTCGTTGCAGTCGGATTACCTAACAAGCGGTTTACGGCAGTGCTGCCAAAATCTGAAATAGGATTAATGATATTATTGTTCACAAAATCTTTTACGCCTTGCATGATGTTTAACTTGCTGATTAATTGGTCAACCCACTTAATAGCGTCTTTTACCCACTTAATCATGTTGTCAAAAAAGCCAGTTATTAGCTGCCATCCCGAATTTATTGTATCGGCAAAAAATGTAGCCAATACTGTTAAGCTGTCTTGTATAAACCTGAAAGCGTTAACAAACAGCATAATCACTCCGGCGATAACATAGCCTATCGCAGCAAGACCGGAAACAAAAGCATTGCCTATTCCTTCCCATAACCAAGAAGTTAAATTCCAAATACCTTGGAATGCCAATTTAAACAGCTCATAGATAAGTTTAGGCACAAAAGCAATAGCTGTTCCAATATCACTAAACCATTGAATAACGCTATCTTTGAAGTTAATGAATTTATTTTTTATAGGCTCAAAATCTCCAAACCAGCGTTTCATCATTGTATCTGCCTTCGGGTCAGTTACCCACTTGTAAAAATCCTGTATAAGCAAAACAACAAGAGCAATCGCAGCTGCAATCAGAAGGAATTTACCCATTAGCAGCATCTGCATAGCCGCTCCCCTTCGTGTTTGGCTGTTGAATGCTATTTGCGCCCCGGTTGCCAAGAATAAAGCATCTCGCATAGCAACAATCCACTTCACAGCAGTTCCAATCATCATTACAAAACTGCTCCATTTTGCCATGCCGAAAAGAATGCCTGCATAAATCGCTGCAATTTGCAGACCAGAAATAAAGTTATCAAGATTAATATTCTCGATGTAGTCTGCAAATTTTGCCATGCGTTTCGCTATGCCATCAACTATGCCCGTCTTGTCCTCAAATTCTTTGAAAAACTTTCCAAGCGCATTTTGCATCTTGTTTGTTGCCTGGCCAACAGTCCAAGGCATTTTACCTAACTCCATTTTTAAGCGGTCAGATTGCCCACGAATAGCATTAAAAACATCTTGTGCAGTTAATTTGCCTTCGCTGCCCATCTGCCTTAACTGTCCGATTGTAGTACCCATGCCTTCGGCAATAGCTTTTGCAAGTCTAGGAGCTTGCTCCATAATGGAGTTTAATTCATCACCACGCAACGTACCGGAACCCAAAGCCTGACCTAACTGTACCAACGCAGCTTGCTGAGATGAAGCATCACCACCACCGAGTAACATTGCGTTGGATACGTCCTCAGTAAACAGCAGAATATCTTTAGTGCTTTTCTTCAGCTCCTGCGCATTACGTGCAACAGACGTATAAAGCTCAGCCGTGGATTTATATTGCTGACGAGTACGGCTGGCAATGTTGTAAATCTCTTTTTGAACAGCTTTTGATTCCTGCTGGCTTTTGGTTACGTTGTTTACCTGACCTTCAATAACCTTCCATTCGTCAATCGTTTTAACGATGCTTCCGAGAGTTAGCGAAACGCCAGCGAACATAGCCAGACCGCTTAACTTTGAAAATAAACTATCTACTTTATTGCCAGCTTTATCAGCAGAATCGCCAACACGTTCAAGCCCTGTTTTAACTTTTTTGGTTGTCTGCTCTACTTGCTTAACATTCGAGTTATTTACTTTGAAGCCAATCGCAATAGCTAAACTTCTTACGTCCACGGCGCATCAGCTCCTTTCTTTTTAGGGTGGTCAAGATAATATCTTTGCACATCACTCTGCATATCAAGCAGAGCGTTTATTTTACATAAATCGCTTAATGTAACAGTGCCTTCTTTTATTTCCGTGACAGTAACTACCTTAGCCAACACTGGCCGCCAAATAAAAGATTCAGCGGTTAGCGTTGGCGACAAGGTGCCGGGAATTTCTACTTGCTCACCAACATCTCGCGGACTCCAGAGAGGTTGGGAATTAAAGCGAAAAAATCTCCAAAATTTACCTCAACAATAAATTTTTCGAGCTTAAGCAGTTCAACAAGCTTTCCGGTAAAAAGCTCATTGATAACATCCTCTGTCAGCATAATAGCTTCTTCTTCGCCCTTAATCTTAACGCTGACATATTCAGCATCAAGCAGACGTTCAGAGAACTGTGCCAGCACTTCACCATTAAAGCTTTCACCTAACTGCGCAAGGATAGCACCGATATTAATTTGAGCACCTAATAATGCTTCTTTCATATCTTCCGTTCCGCCGTCAGATGTTAAACCGCCTTTTAAAGCAGCAGTAATAGCTTTCTGTAAGTCACCATACAGTTTCAAGCCTTGCAAAGGAGGAAGAGCACGAACATAAAAGGTGTTCGCACCGATTTTTCTGTTCTTTACTTCAAATTTTGCTTGTCTCATATTTTACCCCTTAGCTGTGACCGCCAACTAAAAACGCTTCATCCGGGACTACCGCCATAAATACCCATTCGCATTTTCCGTCCGAAGCAGATTTGCCACGCTGAAAGTTTGGTTTTTTTACAATCCATGCTTGATCGCTAACCATAACGCTGTCACCGCTCAAATCTTTGATAGTTAACGGCAGCAAGCCAGCACCATTTTGATTGTCTGCATCTTGAATCAAGCTTAACGCTGCATTGCTGGAGCTGGACTGCAACAGAGTAACAGTAACTTGCTTTAAGACAGAGGACGGGTCAATACTGCGGACAATTTCCTGGTCACAGCCGACAATAGCGGAAATTCCGTCACCTTGCGTTTCAACATTAATGAAAGTACCTTCATCAACGCCAGTTAAGATAAGAGAGCCGAACAGCACCTTAACTTTCTTCGGGTCGTATGTTTTAACTCTTGCCATTTATTTACCCTCCTTTAAGCTTTCTGAATAAGGTTCTCATAAGTCAAAGAACCATTAATGTTGACAGCATGGATAGCACCTGCAAGACGTGCGGTAAACTTCACATCGTCAAGAACTCTTTGTGCTTTCTTGTTTGCGCTAATATTAGCAGCTTTAGGAACTGTAATAGTGTAGCCAAGATTTCTGTTGCCATCATCATCATATTCAGTCGGAGCGATACCGCCACGGTCTTGACCAAGCTTCAGAACTTTATTCAGCACACCTTCGACAAGCGCAATGCCAGCATCAGTGTACGGCAATTTCTCACGATTAATAAGCATTGCAAATTCTTCGGTTTTAATGGTTTCAACGAGCCAATCACGGAAACGGATAACGTCAATCCATTCACCAGCGCAAGTCTTACCATTTTGAGTAATGCTGACATTCTCCGAGAAGTTCTCAAAGGTATTGTAGTTTTTGGCAGTCAACGCAAGATATTCTGTTTCGGTTAAATCATCATTTGTAATGCCGGAAAGCTTTTTGTTTGCCCATGTTTCACCGCCGGGATATACAGTAAAGCATCTGGACATTACAGCGGCTTCGGGAAATTCCTTTTCTGCTTCCTTATGGTAAAAAATAAAAGTGCGATAATAATTTTTCGCTTTCAGCTTACTGCCTGTATCTGTTGCAACGCCAGCTTGCAACGCATCAGCTTCGGCAACAGATGTACCATACAGTTTTGTATGAGCCTCAACCCATTCTGCCATTTCCATAATTTTCGCAGATGTGCGGTCAATATAGCACAAGCCATACCAATCATTATCAACGGCACAAATCTTATTCATGTTATCAGCAGCGGAGCTATCAGAGTTCATTCTGCCGATTTTAACCTTTTCATAATGCGGAATCTGACTAAAAGCCTGCAATGCAGCTTTATACACAGCATCATCTGCACTCCAGCCTAAATCTAAAAGCTGGTCAGCGTCCGTAATGGTCAATACATACGCCGGAGCAGCGTGCTCATGTGCAGATACAATCATCAGCGTATTAAAGCCATTGGATGAAATACCTGTAGTATTCAAAGCAATCTGCACATTGACTAATCTGTCGATATTTGCCATATTTTCATCTCCTTAATTTTCTAATTCTCCCATGATTTCAACTTTTACAATTTCACCATCTACAGCAGGGCGTTCTTCTTTATCCTTGCCGTTATTCGTAGTGCCGTTTATTTCTAATTTGTTAAACCATTCTGCACCCTGGTTAAGCAGCTCACGGCAGTACGAAACAGTCAAATCAACCGACGCTCGTTCCTGCCACGTTCTGCCATCCAATGAAGTTGTAATGTCTTGCACTGGCTCGACACTGTTTATAGCCACATTTGCAGAATCATACAAGTTAATCATATCCGGCATTTCGAGATAAAGTTTAAGCTTCGACAGAAGTTCAACAGCACCATCGCCGATAGCTTGTATGTTTAACGTCGCTTCAATGATACCAGCATTGCTGTACTGTGCTGTTTCAGATAAAAAAACAACCTCGTTCCCTATACTGCGTTCAGCCAGAAGATCAACGACGATGTTTAATTCATTTACAGCCGGAGGTTTCATTTTTGCTCTGCGAATCGGAATCGGATAATATATTTTTTGTAATACCGAAATAAAAAAATTCAGTACGTCAGTACGAGTATTAGCTTCTTTCAAAATTCGCTCACCTCTACTGCATATGCACGGTAATGGTTAATAACATCACTTTGAAAAATATCGCTGGCAACCACTTCAAAAAGCTTTCCACGCCATTTAAAGCGGTCAGCCATTGTATTTGTTCGTTGATCATCAACATAAAGTTCCTTGTCTGCATAGATTTTTACAGCTCTAGCCGTCCTGCTACCTTCAGGAAGCAACATCATTTCATTAGCTTTAAGCGGCTGCACACTGGCTAACACTTTAAACTCTTGTGGTGTAGGATACATATAGGTTCCGTTGGCAAGCAGTTCAGGACTGCCGTTGTAACGCAGGACAGTTATCAGCTTTCTAAAACTACTCATGATTACCACCTTTTCTTTCAATGACATAGCGGATTGATTGTCGCAGATGCCCGGTATCGATTAATGGTCTGGAGCTTTTTTTGCGCTTTATCGTCGCAGGAGAGTTCGGAACAAATGGTCCGTCGACAATTTTTCTTTGAACCATACCTTGCACGACATTGCCCAACTGATTAAGAGCAGCGTTGGTTCCTAATCCAAAGACAGCACCATTGGCAACACGTTGAATCATTTTGTCAATCATGGGCAGATTTTCATCATACGCAGAACGCAGGAAAGAGCGTTGTGGCATATCGCCCAGCCCAAATTCATGTATCGCTGCAATAACAGCCAACGGCTGGTCAGTGTTGCGAATGCTTCCGCCTTTCCCTCGCCGTACAGCTTTATCTTTAGCTTGTACACCAACCTTAACCACAACGCCGTCAAGGTCTTTGTTTAGCGTTCGTATAATACGGTTTAAACCTAAATCTTTATCCTCTACTCTACTCATAACGTATTATCCAATCTTGTTACTATCGGAACAACGCACATAGAGCGCAAACGTTTAAATTCAATGCCATAGTACGTCTTGTCCAACATATCGAAAGAAGCTGACTTGTCACTATATGAACGTTGCAAGTCACCTTCTTTTTCCGACGTTACAGAGCCTGTAATACCAACATCAAATGAGCCGTTTTCTCCATACTGCGCAATAAGCTGACGCAGGACAACGTGATGCGCCATGAGATAAACAAATGCTGTTATATACATATTGCCAAAAACACTTTCTGACAACATAGGCGAAACAAGATTAATGTAGACTTCTAATTCTTCATCAGTAAGAATCAGTTCGGGGCAGATAACAGAAAAAGCTTGCTTTATTTTATCTTTAGTTTCCGTTAACATTTTTCTTTGCCATGTTTACAAAAGCAAAAATAACGGAATAAATATCTTCTGCGGTTTCTGCGCCCTCTACATTAATATTGTATTTCTTAGCGAAAGCAGTCAAAGAACGCTTGCTGGATTCAGCGGACAGTCCTGCAAGGTCTGCTGCCATATCATCAACATTTGCTTCTTTAGCATTGCCTTTCTCAACAGTAATCATTTGTTCTTTGATGTAGGCTTTTACAATAAGGTTTTCGCCCCATTCATCACCAACGATGCCGCACTGATCAGGCATGATATATTTACCGTCGATATTAATTACAGCTTTAGAGATGTTTTTAACTTTCATTCACTTTCCTCCTAAAAAAGAAAATGCCCTCTCATTTGAAAGGGCAGTATATAGTCAGATTAGATGCCAGAAGCCTTGTTCATGGACAGCGGATAGTAAATCAACACGCCAGCGGTACGAACCTCGCAAGGAACTTCAAATTCCAAGCCTTTTTGCTGAATAGTGTGCTGAGTGAACGGCAGCGGAACTTCCAGGGTTTGGTGGTCTGCATCCTTAACGTATGCAATCATCATATCCAAGCCGCCTACACCTGCGCCAGCCAGCTCATTGGCTTTCAGTACGGTTACATCCGGGTTATTGCGTTTAAACACAGACAGAATGGAATCTGCGACTACATCAGAATAAGGGGTAGAAGCAATGTAGTTGTATTGATCCGGCGGCAGTACGAGAGTATTCGGATTTTCTACGTCATTAGTCTGCTTGCTAACAGAATTAATAATGCCGTTCATATCACGCAGAATCTGAACAGCGGTTTTGTCTTTGAATTTGGTAGAAGAACCAGTACCACCAGCACCATCGGCAGCAACAGTGTAGTTGCCAATGTTAGGATTATCCAGCAAGCCTACAACGCCATGTTTAGCATCACCATGGAATGCAATGCGGTTAATATATTCGTCGAGAGCACGGCGAACAGCAATAGCCTTGCGAGCAGTCAGCGGTTTTCTTGCCATAGCAGCACGACGCAAGTCCTGCATGGTGTAGCCATATGCTGCACCGCCAGCAATAACTTTAGCAATGTGTTCTTCAGCCAGCACATCTACACGAGTAAAGTCGGTTGCATAGTTGGCGATAGTCTTTGCCATGCCAACAGAACCCAAGGACTGATAGCTGATAGTGTCAGCGCCGGGGTCAACGTCAGAGGACATATCAAACAGTTTCAGCGCATTCAGATTAGCGAATTTCTGGTCATAGGTTTTTGCCTTTACAGCTTCGAGTTCTTTTGCGACAAAAATAGTATCGCCTGCGTCTTTACGCAAGCCGTCGCAACGCTCAATAACATTCAGGTCTAATTCATCATAGTGCATTTGAGTCATTACTATTTCACCTCTTCTTTTCTAATTAACCAATTTCGATAACTGCCAAGCCTGCCTTGTCGCAGGAAGTGATAAATTTAGCACCGCATCCAAGAGCTTCAATGGTGCCAGCAGCAACAGCATCTTTAACAAACGTGCCGTCAGCAAGTTTCAGATGAGCTTCGTCACCTGCGTTAACCGCACCTCCGGTAGTTACCCATACACGACCTTTAGTCACAACAGGAACAGTGTAATTCTGCGGATAATATTTTTTGCCAGCTTCAGGCGGCTCAATATGGGTATGCAGAGTAACGCCGATAACTTTCGCACCGTCACCGGATGCGGACGGAGATTTCACCTGATGCTCTGCGTCAGTGCCGCGGATAACGGCGCAAGCAGCACCAATACCGTCAGCTTCTTCAACAGCAAAGGAATCTACAGTATGAGAGGACAAATCATACAGCGAACCAGCAAAAGCTTTGTCCATGGTTAATGCATAATTAGTAATTGCCATTGTATTCACCTCTTTCTTATTCTTCGCCGCGCATACGTGCAATCATGCGGCTACGTGCATCGTTAGCAGAATCATTCTTAGTTTCTTGCTTTTCAGCACCGCCTTTAGCTTTTGCGGCTTGATTTTTTGCGTTATCGTTACGAAGCATCTCTTTAGCAGCAGAATATGCACCGTCAAGATAAGCATCAGATGCACCGTCAAGTTTAAATTTTTCGCCGAAAGCAGCTTTAACAATGCCAGCTTTCAACTCAGCGTTGGTCAAGCCATCGGTTTTTTCAACCTTTGCAATTTTAGCGGTTTCTTCAAGCTCCGCACGTTCCTGCATATCAGCCTTTACAGCTTCAACAGCCTCTTTTACAGCTTTCTCCTTTTCAGCGTCAGCAGCATCAACTTTAGCTTTCAAGCCGTCACGTTCAGCGGTCATTGCGTCAAGTTTAGCTTTTTTGTCGTCAGCATCAGCTTTAAGAGCGGTATTTTGCTCCTTTACAGATTTAAGCTCAGTGTTAGCTGTATCAAGCTTTACACGAGCGTTTTCTTCTTTGTTTTGCAGAGAGTTGACATAGTTAGCAATTTTTTCGTCAACTTCAAAATCAACAGAATCAATTTTAATTTTCATTTTTGTTTCTACTCCTTCGATAATTTCGTCACCGTCAAGATTAAGCCGTGCTTTTGCTCCGGCACGTGCCCTGTCAACAACGGCTAAATGATTGATACGAATGTTGCGCTGGATAGCGTCATATTGCTGTCCGTCCGGTGTAGTGCCTGGAGTTTCTTCAACATCCACTCTGTAACCTAAAGACAAGCCACGCTTTTCACCGATAGCAGAGGGATTATGGATAACAATGTCACAGGCAATATTTGTTTCGTCCTTCTGATAACCGCTGGACAAAATCGTGCCAATGGCTAAATCTTGTGCGGTATCGCTGTTTACAATGCCGCTGGCTGGGTGTCCTACCACAATAGGCTTTCCGACAAAGCTTGCTTCACTGTCAGCGTCGAACACTTCCTCCGGCGGTCTGTACTCTCGTCTAATAGTCCCGTCTGGCTGTTGGTAGATATAGATGCCAGTACGTGCCACAATCGGAGAATCACGCAAGAAGCCGTCAGCGTCAGTAACTGCACCGCTAACAAACATCCATGAATCAATGCGCTCATATCGTTGTACACTTCCCAAAAAATTCACCTCCTTATTTTGGGGTATATAAAAAGCATATGCAATTTCTCGCATACGCCTTCTAGCTTAATTCTTTGCTTTTCTTTACATCAACCCTACCCATTGGAACTGCTGTTGTCATGTTCCATTGCTCCAGGTCAATAACAGGTAATGCTACGCAGCGGCAGTTATAATCCATACACGGATGATATTTCGGAGAAGGATAAACCTTTATGCCGTTAATCTCGCCCATCTTATCGCTGTTCCAATAGAAGTATTTCCCATCCATTTCAGCATGAGAAGGTCTGACACGTTCATCATGTGACGATGACCATTGATACACGCTTATACCGCAATCAACCTGCCTTCTCATCGTTATAATGCCGTTCAGATTGCCTACCTCATTCCTTGCAATAAATTTTGCTCGCTTGTCGGTAGTGTTAAGCAGTACCTTGATTTCTTCTTCAACTTCGCTCATGGCAGTACCACGCTGAACAGCATTGCTTACAATGATTTGTAGCTTTTCGATGTAGGTATTGACTATGCTGTCCACAAGCCTGCCTTGCTGCGCTTTCCATTCCGCTTTTACTGTATCAAGTAAAACCGAATCATTTAAAAACACATCAACGCTGACTGCTTCCGCAAAGGCACTGATAACATTAGCATCGACAACGCTGGACACGCCAGCAAGAATAAGCTCTAATTCGCTTATAGCTTCCTCAACAGTCATGCTCTTTAAAAGCTCTAAAAGTATCGCCTGAACGAAAGCATCTGTAACGGTGCTGTCATCGTCCTGACGCAGCGAATATGTCAGCATTGGTATATTGTTATTCGTGGCACTTTTTAAACGTCTTACAACGGCTCTGAGGACGCGATAATAATCACGTTCAAAATTCTTTGGATATTTTGGACGCTTCTTTACTTTAAGGTAACGTATTGATTTCTTCTGTTTCTTCATCATCTAAATCCAGCTCACTTTCTGTAACTGGAATATCGCCACGCTCTTTAAGGTATTGGCGTGCTTGTGTTGCGTCTAACAGTTGATTATCAACTAGGTCAAAAACAAGCTTAACAACGGCAGCTCTTACTTCTGCCTGCGTCTTGTCGACGTTGGCTTGTTCCAGATCATTTAGCGGTTCGATTGCCTTAAATTTAATGCTCCACTTTTCAAGCTCCTTGCCGTTGGTAGGTCCTTCTTTTGAAAGCTGGATAAGTCTTACAAGATACTCTAACGCAGGACGAATTTTCCTGCGTTGAATACGTCTGACGTTATCGTAGTAAATCTGCAGGTCGCTCTTACCTGTGCTGTTCATGCCAGCTGGAGAACGCCCAAACAATACAGTAAACGGATACCCGGTAACAGCACATAAAGCCTGCTCAAACTCTTGAATAATATCCGTCAAGCCTGTGAGCGGAATGTTGAAAATGCCGTATTCATCTTCCTTGTCAACGGCTACACTGCCATTAATTCTGCGTGAGTAGTCTATCAGCTCTAAACGCCGAATAACAGCTTGCGTGCCGTCTTCTCTTGCCAGTAAATTGCTTAAGCCTTCTAGCTTTAACAGTGACGTGCTAACCTTATCCATTATGTCGATTGTTTTATTCATTGCAGTTTTTACACGGTTCAGCGCAGCCGGAACACCATCCAGGCAGGATAAGCCAGCACCATTATTAGCAATGCGCTCTATCTTTGGCAGCATTTCGCCGTCAAAAACCAGCAGTCTGCTTCTGTGTGCTTTGAACTGATTTCCGTTCGGTGGCGAAATCATGTAAAACTCCGGCTTGCCAAAATTTGCATCTCGAATATCTGTATCAAGATAAATTGAGGTTGTGTCCGGGTAAATATCTCGCTTGTCAAAAATTTCTAATCCGTTAATCCTGCGTAAACGGTTGATATTAATAGGTTCGCTTAACTCCTGGCCATCGTCAGCAAGGATAAGAGCACAAGACATACCGAACAGTCTGTCCCAATATAAAGCTTCTGTAAGCTTTTCCTGCACAAACAGCGTTTCAAGCTCCTGCAAGATACAATCGTCAGAATCGCCTTCGATTTCTATAAAATTCTTCATAGCATCATCGGCAGCCATTGTAACAATTCTACGCACAAGAGCATTTCTGTACATTGTAGCCAAAGCCTGGTCTGTGAGTTTTCGCTCGTTCAGCAGACCTTCATAATTGCGAGCTTTACGTGCAATAAAAGCATCTTTAAATCCGCTGTCTGCACGAATTGAATTATCTTTTCTTTTTACCATTATTCCTCCTAGCTCGTTAAGCCGCCCCAGCTGCGGGAGTTCATTAGCTTGTTAAACGCATCACTTGACGCATCCACCATATCATCATGCTTGCTTTCCGGGAACGATTCAAGTTCTGACAGATACATATCATTCCATTCACCTTTAAGGATAAGGACGTTTCCTGCCTGCACCTGTGAAGCAAATGGAGTAGCACGAACCTCTTTGCTGCCTGTCGGCGATACAATCTCCACCGAGTAACCTGCAAGCATTGATACAAGACTTTGAGCTTGCGCCTTGCCTGCCTGTCCTGGGTCTTGCGGTATCGTAATTTGTACGAATTTGTATTTGCCCTGGTCAATCGCTGCCATGTTACGCAGAAGATTCCTAGCGTCATTCGCCTTTATCTGCTTGCGTTTTACATCAAGAACGATTACTCTGCCATCGTCAAGCAGTCCCATTAACACGCCTGCTGTTGCATCAGGGTCTGGGTTAAGCGGCGTAGGCTCTGTTGCTGCCAAGTCCCAGGAACGTGCATAAGCAACGATATTTTTCGGTACAGCATCAACAAAGGTGAAGTTTTCTGTTTTAAAGTACATACCAGCAGCAGGACGGATTTTCCAGTTGCCATATAAAAGACGTTCTTTGTCAATCTCTGCCAAAGCTTTAAGGTTAGCCATATACGAAGGGTCTTTAGCCATTAAAACTTTGTTGTCCGTCAACTTTGATGCTATAAACGTTACCGACTTGCATTCTTCAACATTTACGCCGTATTCCTTTGCGAGTTCATGCGGATTGCTTCCCCAATAAATAGTGTCATTTAATACGCACATATATCGTACAACACCGCTGCGCTCATAGATTGGATAACCTGTTTCTTGATTAATCCACCAGGAAATAAAATCAGCTACCCAACTATCGCTGTCCGGGTTACACGTCGCTCTTACATAAGGACGAATACCGCACGTTGAACGGTTACGAGAAAGCATATACAAGAATTGGTGACGGCTAAAATGCGTCAGCTCATCAAAAGCAAGATAGCAGATTTCTGTACCTTGCCAGCTCATTAAATCTTCATCTCTTTCAAGATGAGCAAAATTTATCCTTGCATTACTAGGTGTGAAATACCAATGTAGTTTAGGTGTCTTTTTGGCGTTAGCTCCCTGTACAAGTCCATAAATCTTTTGAGCAGCATCCCACAAACCACCTGAAGCTGTAATTTGAGTATAATTTTTGCGGAAAATAACTCCACTAAATCCAACAACATTCTTATGTCTTAAACCTTCCATTAACAATGCAAACGTTTTCCCTCCGCCAGCAGCTCCGCCATAAATAACAATATCCGCAGGCGAACACATAAACATCGTCTGCGGTCCAGGCTGCGGAGTTAAATAATCAGTTTCATATCCATTACGCCCATTGTTAGGAATATAAACGCTCTTATACATATCAATGGTTTCATTAGCTTCCGGGTCGTCAGCAAGATTGAGAAATCCTTTATTCCCTACTTCCCCGGTTATTTCAGCCAAAAACTTTGCAGCGTTGGTGTCACCATCAACTAATGCCTTTTGAATCATTCTAGCTATGATTGCTGTCTGATAGGTTTGATCATCCTTATCTTTTACTCCCAAAGATTCAAGGTTCTGTTTTATAGACTTATTCTCCGTCTGCATCGACATAAGCATTTTAGCAGTTTCCATCATGCTTTTCTTTTTTCTTTTAACTTCAGCAGACTTTATACCGCCCCTCCTACCCATTTCTCTCGCTTGCTCCACGGTTGTAATCGGTTTTAGATTCTCTTTTCTTCCAGCCATATCACCACCTCTAACTAAAAAGCCTGCCGCAAAAAGCGACAGGCTGACATAAAATCTTTATTTACTCATATGGTATAAATTCAACAGGATTTGCAGGATGAGTTTTTGCATATTCTCTTATAGGCTGTATCCCTTTTTCAGAAATATCACCGTTATCAAAATCCTGCTCATAGGTGTAAATCCAACTTGCTTCATCAAAGTAAGCTGTTCTCAAAGGAAACAGTGCAGCTTGCTCATCAGTGGTCATATCCCAATCTGTTTTCCCCATTTTCTTGCCTTTAATGGTATGGCAGTCAAAAACCCATATAGGAATCTCACCATTTTCTAACACACAAGTCTTTACATCTTTTATCCTTATATTATTCCAATCAATTTTTTTAGCAAGGCAAACAATATCGCTTGAAGCAAGTTCAAAAAACTCCTCATCCTCACAATAGCACAAAAGTATTGCAGCTTTGCTGATAAATATTTCGTCTTTCTGTAGATTAGGCTTCCTGGCAACATAACGATGTAATTTGATGATCATTGTTCAAATCGCTAGGATGGTGAGTAATTACCCTGGTAGCACTGCTTCTTTTCAAGGCTTCTTCAATAAATTGAACTATCTTTAAATGTGCTGACATGTTAAGCTGGCTATCTACAAAATTACCAAGATAAACATCATGCACTCCAAGCATATTCATAGAAGCGAACAAATCTTCCTGCATTTCATTATCGTCCGGTCTATTTGCTCTTGCTTCTGCCTTGCTACATAAAATGCATACATCTACAATATGACCTTCTTCTACAAGTTTGCATATTGTAGCACCAGCACCAAGAACTTCATCATCCGGGTGAGCGACAACAACAAGATACACCACTACTCTCAACCCCTTTACATAAAAAAAGAGCAATGCTATAAATGCACTGCTCTCTAAAATATACACTCTGCCATAATGAATGTTCTTGCCTTTTCTAAATTTTTCTGCTATAATTCAAGTGATTTAGGATGGCGGCAAGTACCACCCTGATTCACTTTTCGGACTGAAGCTTTGCTTATTTATTGAGCAAGGCTTCTAGTTTTTTAAGAGCTTCTTCGAGGTTTTTGGAGTGTTCCAAAATTCTGATGTCCTCTAAAAGTTGAACCCTTTTTGCTTCCTTTACTAAAAGTTCGTTGCTATTCATTTCGTCCATTTCGTTCTCCTTTCTGCAACTTGCCTGCTTATTTAGGGTTTTTTGTTATCCCCTATGACTATACTATAACATAACTAAAACTATTGTCAAATGTTTTTTTGACCAGGAGGATGTTTTTAGGATTTTTTTGCATTAAAAAGCCGTCTGCTAATGTTGATATGTACCCAGTTTTCTGGACACCGCTAAAAATTTGAATAATTATATTTACATCATGGATGCTTCTCTGAATTTAGAGGGAGGCATCCATTTTGTTTTAGCTTGAATTCTTTTGTT